CGGTCTTGATGTGCCCCTCGCGGAGCATCGTTTCCTGCTCCTGGCCCAGCGGGATGGACGAGAAGCTGGCCATGCCTCGCAGGCGTTTGCGCTTTTCGTCGAGCTCGATCTCGTTCACCGAGCCGAAATGCAGCAGGCGCTGGTGGGACTTGATCAGCGGTAGGCCGTTCTTGGCGCGGCCGAGATCCACATCGCCGGCGACGTGGGACAGGACCTCGTCGTACTCCTCCCAGGTGTCCCAGGAGTAGCGACGGACGGGAGCCTCGCTGGAAAAGGACACTGGGTAGAGGCGGACTTCGCCCTCGCCGCCATCGGCACGGGCCTCGACTTCGACCTCGAAGTCCCGGTACTGGATGCGCGGCACCTTCACGGTGCGCGTCTTGATGGCGCTCGGCGTTTCCATGCACCCAGTAGTGATGCATCCGCGAAAGCCCGACCAATCTAAATGTCATTTAGATTGGTGGGCTGATGCGCGTGATGTCACCGTGAGCGCATGGCACTCGAACTCGCAAACCTCCCCGATCAGCTTGCCGCCGGCACGACCGTCTGCTACCGCAGGCGGTTGACCGACTACCCGGCCACCGCCGGCTGGACGCTCAGGCTGCACCTGGCCGGCGCGAGCGTGCTCGCCGTGACCGCGGCCGCGGACGGCGACGACTTCCTCGTCACCATCGAGGCCACCGCTACCCAGGGCGACTTCGCCGCCGGTCTGTACAAGTGGGTCGAGCGCATCTCGAATGCCGGCGGTGAGGTCTACGAGGTCGGGCGCGGCACGGTCACCGTGCTGCCCGACCTGGCCGCAGCCACCGAAGGCAGCGAACAGGAGTGGATCGAGCGGGCGATCACAATGCTGCGCGCCCACATCGAGGGCCGCCTGCCTGCCGGGATGGAGAGCTTCCAGATCGCTGGCCGCGTCGTGGCGAAGATGCCGATCAAGGAGGCGGTCAGCCTCCTGTCCAGCCTCGAGTCTCGCTTGGCGGGCTTGCAGAACCCCGGCTTCGTCACGCGGCCGGTCCTCGTGTCGTTCACCGGACCCGGGTTCGACCGATGAAGCGGCCGTTGCAGACACGCTTCAGGCGCGCATTGCAGCTCGCATGGCGGGAGCTGCGGGGACAACGTGGCGTCTTCGACGGCGCTGGCGTCCACCGCTTGCTCCTGGACTGGATCGCCCAAACCCGGTCCGCGGATGAGGAAGTCCGTGGCGACATCCGCATCCTGCGAGCCCGCGCCCGCGAGCTCGGCCGCAACAACAGCTACGTGAAGCGCTACTTCCGCCTGCTGGTGACCAACGTCATCGGGCCGATGGGGATCAAGCTCCAGGCTCAGGTCTGGGCCGGCGATCAGCCCGACACCAAGACCAATGCCGCCATCGAGGCCGCATGGAATGCCTGGGCGAGTTCGCCGGTCACGGTCGATGGCCGGCTCACCCTGCGCCGCTTCGAGAAGTTGGTCATCAAGACAGTGGCGTGCGATGGCGAAGCGTTTGTTCGTCTGTGGCGGGGGTTTGAGGGCAACTCCCACGGCCTAGCTCTGCAGGCGATCGATGCGGATCTGATCGACGAGACATTTAATCGGCCCCGCCGCGGCACCCAGAACGAGATCCGCATGGGCGTGGAGATCGACGCCATCGGCAGGCCAGTCGGCTACTGGGTCTGGAATGCCGTGGGAACGGACTTGGTGAGGGAGCGCTACTTCGTCCCGGCCGCGGAGATGCTCCACCTCTACGACCCGGAGCGCGTGAACCAGACCCGCGGCGTGACCTGGGTCCACTCGGTCATGGTCCCGGCGCACATGCTCAACGCCTACGAGGAGAGCGAGGCAGTCGCCGCCCGGATCGGCGCCTCGAAGATGGGGCTGTTCGAGAAGCGGGCCGACTCGCTCGCCGGCGACCTGGCGTCCAGCTCGCGGCCCGCGACCATGGAGGCCAACCCGGGAACGTTCGAGATCGTCCCTGACGGCTACGAATTCAAGGCATGGGAGCCCGACCACCCGACCGCGCAGTTCCCGGCGTTCATCAAGCAGATGCTCCGCAAGATCGCCTCGGGGTTCAGCGTGTTCTACAACGTCCTGGCCAATGACGCGGAGGGCGTCAGCTACTCCACCATGCGGAGCTTCGCGCTGGTGGAGCGCGATGACTGGCGATCCATCCAGCAGGACTTCATCGACATGTGGCGCCGGCCGCTGTATTCGGCCTGGCTCGGCATGGCGCTTCTCACGGGCAGCCTCACGCTCTCCACTCGCGATCCCTCCCGCTACCTGACCGTCCGGCACCGTCCGCGCGGCTGGCAGTGGATCGACCCCGAGAAGGAGGCGCGGGCCGCGGTGGTCTCGATCCAGAACGGCCTGGGGACGCGAACGGGCTTCCTGGCCGAGAAGGGCGAGGACATCGAGGACGTTTTCGCAGAGTTGGCCCGCGAGCAGGCGCTTGCCACGGAGTACGGGATCAACGTCTCCGGTGAAGTGCCTGCGAGCCAGAAGGACTCAGTCGACGAGTCTGACGAAACGGCCAACGCCGATGAGGCGAGCGAAAAGAGCGGTAGCACGCGCGCGGACCAGTGATCGCGCGGCGCAGTGCGATGGACGCCCCGAGCCCGGGGCGAAGTCGAAAGGTGGAGTCGTGAGGAAGATCGTGATCTGCCTGTTGATTCTGATCGTGGCCGTGACGTGGCCGCCCCTGCCGGGCCTGGCTGCCCAGGACGGGGCCCGCGCCGGCGTCACCGGCTGGGTGCCCTTCTACGGGTCCGGTCAGGTGGGATCGAAGAAGGCGCACATCCTCGACATGTACGCGCTGCCCGACCTGGGAACGGTCGCGATGTCGTTCTGGACCTACAACGCGGCATCGAACACGTGGTCGAAGCTCAAGCCGAAGGTCGCCCTGGGGGACACCGTCTTCACGCTGCGCGAGGGACTGCCCGTGCGCTTCATCTTCGAGCCGAACGCCCCAGACGCGGCGTTCCTCTCGGGCGAGGGACGCGCAGACCTGATGTGGGAGTAGCTGCCATGCGGACCTGCATTCTCTGGCTGGCCGTTCTCGGCCTGGCCGCAGCGATGATGCCCGCGACGGCCTGGGCGCAGTATGGCGGCGCCCTGCATAGCGGCGGCTGGGCCAACGGCATGGGGGTGCCACTGCCGGCCCGTCTGGCTGGGGAGGCGCCAGTGCCCCTGGCATTGTCGCCACCCGCGTCTTACACAGCCGGCGGTTCCAATGCCTTCGCGTACCTGTTCCTCAACGCCCCGCTGTCCGAAGCCAGGGCAAGGGCCCGAATCATCCGTATCAGCGACTCCGTGGTGGTGTCGACGAGCGGTTGGACGATCCCGTCGAACAACCGAGTGACCATGACCGGCCTCACGGTCGGGACCACATACCGCGTCGAGGTCGAACTCGAGGCATTGACGCCCGCGTGGTTGAGCGTGCCCTGGGCCACGTTGATCGCCTCGTATGTCCAGCCGGACAAATACAGTCCACCGTTCGATTGGGAGCTTGAGTCCCCGTGACAGCGCAGAAGGAGATTCGATGGAACTGGCACTTGAGGTAGCCCGCAGCTTCGGGCTCGGCGGGCTGGGGCTGATGGCGACGATGCTGGCCGTGAAGCTGGCCATCCAGGTCGTCGACCTCGCACGGAACCAGGTCTGGCGGCGTAACGGGAGCAATGGGACGAAGGTCGCCTTCGACGAACTGAAGGTCGTCTGCCCGTTGGCGCCAGGGCGGCACTCCCTGGACGACGTCCACGAGGTCCTGATCCAGATCCGCGCCGGCATGGAGCGGCTCAACGAGACCCAGAAAGTGATCGAGACGGACATGAAGGACCGCAGCCAGCGTCTGTGCGACATCCTCGGCGCGCTGCGCCTGGAACTGGCCCGAAGGGAGGGCTGAGGTGACCAGCAGAGAACTCTTCGACCGGGCGATCGAGGTCGTCCTCGAGCACGAGGGCGACGCCTTTACCGACAACCCCGTGGATCACGGTGGGCCGACCAAGTTCGGGATCGCCCAGCGCTGGAATCCCGACCTGGACGTCAAGAACCTGACCCGCGCCCAGGCGATCGAGGTCTACTGGGAGCGTTACTGGCACGGCCACCGGTACGAGTTTCTGCCCGAAGTGATCGCCATCAAGGTCTTCGACCTGGCGGTCAATTTGGGGCACAAGACGGCGGTGACGTGTCTCCAACGTGCCCTTCACGCCTGCGGCCTGCGTGTGGCGATCGACGGCGTCCCCGGGACCGAGACCTGCGGGGCAGCGGAGCAGGCCGACCAGGCGGCGCTCATGGCGGCGTTGCGATCCGAAGCGGCCGGGGAGTACCGGCTCCGCGTCGCCCGCAGTGCCGATCAGATTGTGTTCCAGGGCGGCTGGCTGAACCGGGCCTACACCTGAAAGGGGTCAAGATGGTTGGCGAGATTCTGGGCATTCTGGGGAAGGTGGCCGGCTCGGTCGCGGACCGAATCTTCCCCGATCCGGAGCACGAGCTGAAGCGAATCGAGCTTCAGCAGGCGTTGCAGGCGGCTGTCCTCGAGCGGACGTCGGAGATCGAACGCGCGGCTGCCGAGGTGGTCAAGACCGAGGCGCAGGGTCAGAGCTGGCTCCAGAGGACCTGGCGGCCGGTCACGATGCTCACCTTCGTGGCGCTGATTGTGGCTCGGTGGTTAGGGTGGTCGGCCCCGAATCTGGGCGAGGCCGAGGTCCTGAAGCTCTGGGACATCGTCGAAATCGGCCTGGGCGGGTATGTAATCGGGCGGTCGGCGGAGAAGGTGCTGCCGGGAATCGTCGAGACGTTGAAAAAGGGCTGATCTCGTCGACAATCGGTATCTGGTTATCTTTACAACAATTACAGGTGATTGGTCGACGAGCGCTAATCTCTGCGACCTCTATTATCACCCCCGTATTCGCCGTTTGCGTTGACGGCGTCCACCGACTTTCATAGGCTCTCGCCGGCCTTCTTGGTCGCAAATCGACGCGTGTCAGAGTCGGGGGGCTTCGGGACATGGGACTAGAAGAAGGCTGGGTAGGGATTGAGAGGGTGGCCGCTCATCTTGAGGTAGCCCGGGATTCAATCTACCGCTGGGTCGAGTCAAAGGGGCTCCCCGCGCATAGGGTTGGCCGCCTACTTCGGTTCAAGCTCTCCGAGGTGGACGAGTGGGTACGGGCGGGTGGAAGTGACGGCCCCCAAGCGAAGGCATCCCGAAGAGCCTCCCGTGCAAGCGGGGGGCGCAAACGATGACCTCCGGGCCGCACTACCTCAATCACAGGAAGCGACTCCGCGAGCGTTTCCTGAAGCACGGCCTTGAGGGCTTCGCCGACTACGAGGTCGTCGAGCTACTTCTCACCCTTGCCATTCCTCGTTCCGACGTGAAGCAGCCTGCGAAGGCGCTGATTTCACGGTTCGGCAATCTTCGCGGAGTTCTCGACGCCCCGATCGAGGAGTTGCGCGACGTGCCCGGCATTGGTAGCGTCACGCCAGTCGCTCTCCAAGTCATCAGGGCTGCGGCGACGCTCTACCTACAGCAGGGCAGCGAGGGCCAGAACTCCCTCGCCGATCCGGACCGACTGGCGGCCGTTTGGCGAATGCGCATCGGCGCACTCCCCAATGAGGTCTTCGAGGTAGGCTACCTCGACTCCGCCTACCGGCTCCTCCGGGACGGCATCGATACACTGGAGGAAGGCACGATCGACCGCGCAGCGGTCTATCCGCGCCGGGTCATCGAGGCCGCATTACGTCGTGGCGCGTTCGGTGTTGTCCTGGCCCACAACCACCCGAACGGCGCAGTTACTCCAAGCGAACAGGACAAACTCCTAACCCGGGCCATCATACTCGCCGCGGAGACGGTGAGCCTTCGCATTATCGATCATCTCATCGTCTCAGCCGAAGAATCGTTCAGCTTCCGGAAGGCCGGCCTCCTGTGATGATCGCGCCGGCCATCAGCGAGCACTACCCGCGGTTAAACGATGTTCAGCGCGAGATCGTCGGGCATATCGAGGGGCCGTTGCTCGTCATCGCCGGCCCGGGATCGGGCAAAACTTACAGCATTGTTCTTCGGGCACTGAACCTGCTACTCCTCGAGAAGGCCCAGCCCAGGCAAATCGTCCTTTGCACGTTCACCGAAAAGGCGGCGTTCGAGATGCGCGACCGCCTTGCCGCGGCAGCTCGGACTGTCGGGTACAAGGGCGACCTTTCCGAGCTGACCGCGTCGACAATCCACAGCTTCTGCAACCGGATCCTGGCCCAGCATCGGCACCGCACTGAGCTTGGCCACAGCTACGAAACATTGGACGAGTTGACGCAGCTTCTTTTCATCTTTGAGCATTTCGATGAGATCATCGGCCCAGATGAGAACAACCTCTTCCTACGGCGCTGGAAGACTCGTTGGACTGCCATCGAGGGGGCACGCGGCTACTTCGATAAAATCACCGAGGAGCTCCTCGATCCGGCGCAGCTCACGGGCTCTGTGGATCCAATCCTCGTCGCCATCGGCAATGCCTATCGGCGCTACCAGCACGCGCTCCTCGACTCCAACCGGACCGACTTCGCGCACCTGCAGAGGCTCGTGTACGGCCTGCTCGGCGACCCAGGCACCGCGGACGCCGTAACGCGCGATATCCGCTACGTCCTCGTAGACGAGTACCAGGATACCAACTACATCCAGGAGCAACTCCTCCTCAAGCTCACCGAGAAGAGCCGCAACCTGTGCGTCGTCGGGGACGAGGACCAGAGTCTGTACCGCTTCCGCGGGGCCACGGTGCGCAATATCCTCGAATTTCCGCAGCGCATGCCCGGCTGCGCGATCGTCAAGCTCACGACTAACTACCGGTCCCACCGCGCGATCGTGGAACGCTACGACCGCTGGATGGCCTCCACCGACTGGTCGAATCCGCGTGGCCCGTCCTTTCGCTACGACAAGATCATCGAGGCCGACGCCGCAGCCACGCATCCGGACTATCCGTCCGTCATCGCCATCTGGGGCAGGGACAAGCGCGACGAGGCCGCGCGGTTTGCTGACCTCGTCGAGTTCCTGAAGCGCAACGAGGTCATTGCCGACTACGGGCAGGTGGCGCTGCTCCTACACAGCGTGCGGGATGACCACAGCGGCCCGTACCTGACCGCGCTCGACGCCAGGGGCATTCCGGCGTTCTGCCCTCGCGCCCGCGCATACTTCGAGATACCCGAAGTCCGCGACCTGGTCGGCTGCTTTGCCGTGCTCTTCGGCTGGCATGGTGACGGGCGCGGGCAGGTTGGCGGCGCGGTCGCCGAGCTTGCCACGTACGTTGACGACGCCATCGTTCAACTCGGGCGCCGCTTCGCCGCCCCTCATCCGCTGGCCGCCGCCCTGCAACGCTGGACCGGCGAGATTGCGGCGCTTCAGGAGGGGGAAGCGCTCGACTTGCGCCCGGCCGACTATTTCTACCACCTGCTGGCTCTTGATCCTTTTAAGACCGCGATCCGCAACGAGAACACGGCCCGCAACCTCGCGAACTTCTCTCAGCTCCTCAACGTCTTTCAGAGCTACTACCACTACACGGTCGTCACGCACAGGAACCGCGAGTTCCTGCGGCTGCACTTCTTCAACAGCTTCCTGCGCCTCCTCCACGACGGCGGCATCAACGAGTACGAAGACCCGGACCGGCCCTTTCCCAAGGGCCACGTGCAGGTGATGACCATCCACCAGGCCAAAGGACTGGAGTTCCCGGTGGTCGTGGTGGGCTCGCTCTCAACCCAGCTTGCCAGCCAAAAGCAGATCAACCGGGATCTCGGGCCCTACTATCACCGGCCACTCTTTGAGCCGGAGAACCGCATCACTCCTTTCGACCGGATGCGGCTGCACTACGTGGCTTTCTCACGGCCGCAGAAGGTCCTCGTGCTGACCGCCCACGAGGCTCCCAAGGACCACTTCACGCCCATCTGGCAGGGGCTTCCGCAGTGGCCCTACGTGCAAAAGGATCTGCTGGCCGCCCAGCGTTTCGAGATACGGGAGCGGATGCCGGTTAAGAAGACCTATAGCTTCACTGGCGATCTGCGAATCTACGAAACCTGCCCGCGCCAGTACCAGTTCTTCCGCGAGTACGACTTCACACCTTCGCGCTCGGCGGTGATCTTCTTCGGTCTGCTCGTGCACCAGACGATCGAGGAGATTCACCGTATCGCCCTGGACGGCAAGCTCGACTCGATCGACGAGCCACGCATTCGCGAAATCTTCGACCGCACTTTCCGCTTCCTCATCGCGAGCGACGTGCGGCCCATCGGTGACAGGGCCCGCGACGCGGCCCTCGAGCAGGTGCGGAACTACTTCCACCAAAACCGTGACGAGATGCGCCGCGTGATCCAGACCGAGGTGGACGTATCGTTGGAGAAGGACGGCTACATCCTCGCCGGCAAGGTGGACTTATTGCTCGGCGGCGACGGCAAGCTGGAGCTGCTCGACTTCAAGACCTCCCCGCGCCCCAAGGACAGCCCCGAACTGATCGCCGCCTACGAGCGCCAGCTCTGCACCTACGCTCACATTCTGGAGCGGCGCCACGACCGGCACGTGGACCGGCTGCTGCTCTACTGGACTTCGGAGCCCCGCAAGCAAGACGCGCTCATGGTGTTGCCCTACGACCCAGCGCGCGTGGAGGAGGCCGGTCGCCACTTTGACGAGACTGTACGCCGCATTCAGGCTCGTGAGTTCGCGGTAACCACGCCGCCGGAGGCGGCAATCTGCAAGGAGTGTGACCTTCGGATGCTCTGTCACGCCGATGGCGCGATCTCACGGGAGGCGCGGGGCTGATGGTCTGTGATTACAAAGCCGTCCGCCTGGACAACGAGCGCCGGTATGGAACCGACATTGGTCGCATCGGTCCCATGCTGCTCGCCGACCGCTACGACGACCGTACGCACTTCATCTTCGAGCTCCTGCAGAATGCCGAAGACGCGCTAGGCCGCCGTCAGGGTTGGAAGGGCTCACGTTCCGTGTCATTCCATCTGTCCGAATCCGCTCTGCGCATCGAGCATTTCGGCATGCCGTTCGACGAAGCCGACGTACGTGGCATCTGTGGAATTGCGGAGAGCACGAAGGACCTTACGGCAATTGGCCGCTTCGGCATCGGCTTCAAGTCGGTCTACGCGGTCACGACTCGACCGGAGATTTACTCTGGTGCGGAGGCGTTCGCCGTCCAGAACTTCGTGTGGCCGGTCGCCGTGCAACCGATCGAACGGGCTCCGGACGCGACCGTCATCCTGATCCCGCTCGCGCCCTCGGGCGGAGGCGGCCACGACGAGCTCGCCCGAGGGCTCGGCCGGCTCGACCCGTCTGCGCTTTTGTTCCTGCGGCAGATCGAGGAGATCCGCTGGAGTGTCGAGGGTGGACGGTCTGGGCTCTACCTGCGGGAGTCCAGGGAATTCGGAGCGGAAGTTCGGCGGGTGACCGTGATCGGTCAAGAGCGTGGACAGCCGGATATCGCTGAAGAGTGGCTGATCTTCTCCCGAGCCGTGTCCACGGACGATGACCGGTACGCCGGTGACGTCGAACTGGCGTTCTCGCTGGAAGCGGACAGGCGCCCCCAGCAGGAGCGCATCACGCGTCTCGAGCGCTCGCCGCTCGCGGTGTTCTTTCCAACCGTGGTCGAGACGCATCTCGGCTTTCTCGTTCAGGGTCCGTACCGGACGACGCCGAGCCGGGACAATGTGCCTCGCGGCGACGTCTGGAATCAGCACCTCGTGCGCGAGACCGCCGCACTGCTTGAGCGAGCTCTCCGCTGGCTGCGCGACAACGACCTCCTCGACACGGCGGCCCTGCGGTGCCTGCCCCTCGACCCGACAAAGTTCGGTGAGTCCAGCATGTTTGCGCCACTCTATGAGGCCACGAAGTCGGCGCTCTCCACCGATGCCCTGCTGCCCCGGTTCGACCTCGGGCACGTCTTAGCATCCGTTGCTCGACTCGGGCGCACCCAGGAGTTGCGCGATCTCCTGGCTCCCGTTCAGCTCGGGACGCTCTACGACGAAGGTTGCGAACTCGTCTGGCTGAGCGGCGACATCACGCAGGATCGCACGCCCGAGCTGCGCCGCTTCCTGATGCAGGAACTGGACATCCCCGAGCACACGCCGGAAGCGATCATCCCGCGGCTCCAACACCGATTTCTCGAGGCGCAATCCGACGACTGGATCGTGCGACTCTACGAGTTCCTGAACGGGCAGCCTGGATTGCGGCGGCGCTTCGAGGAGCTGCCGCTGATCCGACTGGAGGACGGCTCGCATGTCCCGGCGCGTTTGGACGGCCAGCCACAGGCGTTCCTTCCGGGCCCGATCGCGTCCGGGTTCCCTCTTGTTCGCGCCGCCATATGCACCAGCGAAACTGCCATCGCGTTCCTTCAGTCCCTGGGCCTGACCCAGCCCGATCCGGTGGATGACGTTGTTCGCAACGTGCTGCCGAAGTACAGCAAGGACGAGGTCGACGTAAGCGACGAGGACTACGAAGCCGACATCGGCCGCATGCTGCACGCATTCGCCACGGACTCGAAGACCCAGCGCGAAAAGTTGCTCGCGGCTCTTCGCGAGACGGCGTTTGTGATGGCACTCGATGCTGGTGCTGAGACCGAGCATGTGGCGGCCCCCGGAGATCTCTACGTTGCAACTGAACGGCTCAAGGAGTTGTTCGCCTCCGTGCCTGATGTTCTGATAATGGACGATCGGTATCCGTGTTTGCGCGGTGAGAACGTCCGCGAGCTACTCGAGGCGTGCGGCACCGTCCGCTACCTGCGCCCCATTCCAGACTCCAGGCTGTCCGCGGACGAACGCGCCGAACTGCGAATCCGAGCAGGCAAAGCGGAAACTTCAGGGTACAACGACCACGTCACGGACTGGTCTCTCGTGGGACTGGACGCTCTTCTTGAAATCCTGCCATGTCTGGAAAGCGAGGTGCAGCGCACGAAGGCGCAGCGCATCTGGGAAGAACTTGCGAATCTGGAGGAGCGCCGCGGCAAGGGCGTGTTCACGGGCGAGTACACGTGGACGCATTACGGAAGCTATCGCACCACCTTCGATGCGGCGTTCGTTCGAGCGCTGAACACAACGGCCTGGATCCCCGATGCGAACGGTGACCTTCAACGCCCCGAACTCGTTCTCTTCGAGTCACTCGACTGGAAGCCGAACCCGTTCCTCCTCTCTAAGATCCGCTTCAAGCCGGCCATCGTTGACCAGCTTGCGAAGCAAGCGGGAATCGAGCCCGGCCTGCTCGACCTTCTCAAGCAGCGGGGCATCACCAGCGAGGCCCAGCTCCGCAAGCTCCTCGGTGTCGAGGTGGAGTTGTCTCATGGCGATGACGAGCCGGGAGATGTGGATGGCGCGTTGGAGAAGTTGGGCATCACTGGGCAGCCCACGCCGGGGGTCCCGGACCCATCCGCTGGCGATCCCGTGCGATCACGTGAGGGCGAAGGCGGTACGGGGCGAGGGACAGGGACGGGCGCGGGTGGTAGCCGGAAGCCGGGTGGCGGTGCCCGTTCCGGCGGGCGGACGGGGGCGCGAGGTACGTCCACCGGGGCGGCGGGAGGAAAGCGAACCCCTGGAAGCGCCGGCGGGCGGCCCTTTATCTCCTACGTTGCCGTACACCCGGATGAGGAGGAGCGCGACCCGGACGGTCTCGACCAACCGGCCCGCATGGCACTAGAAGCGAAGGCCATCGAGTTTATCCTGTCCCGCGAGCCACGGTGGCAGCAGACACCGACACACAACCCGGGCTTTGATCTGGTCGAAATTGGCGCGGACGGGCAGTCGCAGCGCTGGTGCGAAGTAAAAGCGATGACGGGGAGCCTCAACAACCGGCCAGTTGGCCTTTCACACACCCAGTTCGAATGGGCAGGCGAGCACGGCGAAGCGTGCTGGCTGTACGTGGTGGAGTGTGCCGGTACAGAGCGGGCGCGCATCGTTCGGATCCAGGACCCCGCCGGCAAGGCCCGCACCTTTACCTTTGACCACGGCTGGCTCGACGTCGCCGAGATCGATCCCGAATCAGAAGAACGAGAGGACTGACGCGCATGGCAAAGATCGACATCACCAGGGCCGAGCTGGTCTGGCCCGGCAAGTACAACGAGGACGGCAAGCTCAAGGAAGTGCCTCGCGTCAGCCTACCCTTCCAGGTAATTGAAACCGTCAACGAAAGCCGCGCCACGCGCGAGGCGAGGAAGAGTCGCGTGCAGGGTGGCCTGTTTGACGTCTACGAGGGCAAGGAGGGCGATACCTTTGAGGCGGGCTGGCGGAACAAGCTCATCTGGGGGGATAACCTGCTGGTGATGGGGTCGATGTTGGAGAGGTTCGCGGGGACTGTCGACTTGATCTACATCGACCCTCCGTTTGCGACGGGAGCCGACTTCTCCGTAACTGCACTCATTGGCGACAGCGGCGATTCGCTTGTCAAGGAAGCCTCCATTCTAGAAGAGAAGGCTTATCGGGACACATGGGGTGAGGGTGTGGCCTCATACCTCGCCATGCTGAGATGCAGACTCATCATCATGCGTGAGCTATTGACCGAAAGCGGTGTGCTTTACCTACACATCGGCCCGGATCTATCGCACTATGTGCGTCTGATCGCGGATGAAGTCTTTGGTGCGAATGGGTACTTGAACGAGATCGTTTGGAAGCGAACTCCATTTGCCGGGAGTAGCAAGGCGCGCGCGAAGAAGTTCCCTGTCAATCACGACTCGATTCTCTTCTATGCGAAGCGTGAAAGCGGATTCGCTTTCGAGCATATCTATGAGGAGTACAGCGAGGAGTACAAGGCGCGATTCAAATACAAGGATGAACGAGGCTGGTACAGGAAGACCCTGCTCAAAACCTATTCCAAGGAGACGGAGAAGCGACTGAAGGAAGAGGGACGCTGGATCGCACCCGTGCGTGCGGGTGCATATCCTTCATATAGGCAGTATCTGCACGAATCCAAGGGACGTCAGATCGAGGACATCTGGAGTGCACCGGAAGACGAGGTAAATGGGGATGAGGGGAATGTGTGGGAGGATCTCAATCTGGCCAATCCCATGGCAGACGAAAGAACGGGCTACCCGACACAGAAGCCAGAAGTCCTTCTTGAACGGATTCTGAAGGCCAGCTCCAAACCTGGCGATCTCGTTGCCGACTTCTTCTGTGGCTCTGGCACGACCCTTGCCGTCGCTGAGAAGCTCGGTCGCCGATGGATCGGATGTGACATCGGCCGGTGGGGGCTTCACGTTACGCGGAAGCGATTGCTTGGTATCGAGAACTGTAAGCCGTTCGAGGTACTGAACCTCGGCAAGTATGAGCGCCAGTACTGGCAGGGAGTGACCTTCGGCGAGGCGAAGGGCAAGCCCATCGCCGAACAAACGCTCTATGAGTACCTCGCCTTCATCCTAAGGCTTTATGGTGCGCAGCCGGTGGCGGGCATGGTGCACCTGCACGGCAAAAAGGGCAAAGCCATGGTTCACATCGGCGCAGTGGATGCGCCGGTGACAATCGCTGAGATCGACGCGGCGGTGGACGAGTGTGCGAAGCTCAAGCAGGGCGAACTGCACGTACTCGGCTGGGAGTGGGAGATGGGCCTTTACGACCTGATGGTCGAGGCCGCCAAGAAGAAGAGCGTGAAGCTCTTGCTCCTGCAAATCCCGCGCGAGGTCATGGAGCAGCAGGCCGCCGCCAAGGGTGACGTGCGCTTCTTCGAGTTGGCCTACCTCGAAGCCGAGATCAAGTACCCGAAGAAGCTCGCCGCGCAGGTGGCGCTCAAAGACTTCGTCATCCCCAACACCGAGCTGATCCCCGAGGATGTGCGCAGCAAAGTGAAAAAGTGGTCGGACTACATCGACTACTGGGCGGTAGACTGGGACTTCCGGAACGACACCTTCATGCAGGGCTGGGTGGCCTACCGTACGCGCAAGGAGCGCAAGTTGCCGCTGAGCTCCGACGCGCACGCATACGAGAGGCCGGGCAAATACCGAATCCTCGTCAAGGTGATCGACATATTCGGCAATGACACGTCGCAAGCCTTCGACATGGAGGTGAAGTAGCCATGCCGAAGTCGGTCATCGCTTACGACAAAGACTTGCCGGAGATCCCGGGCCGCCGACCCTGGGAGAAGCCGACCTCGTACCTCGTTAAGGACGACGCGGCAGCGACCGGTTGGCGCGAAGACACGAGCGGCCGGCGCCCGAGCCGGTTGCTGCTGGTGCCGAAAATCCGCGCGGCCGTAGATGCGTGGCGCGCGGGCGGCTACGAGGGCGCGTCCGATGTGACTCGGCGGCTGTTTGAGTACTGGTTCGAAGAAGACCACGAGGTCCCCGGTTTCGGTGTGCCCTTCCGCTACTACTTTTGCCAGCGGGAAGCAATCGAGACACTGGTGTGGCTGGTGGAGATCGCCGGCCAGCGCGACGCTCAGAAGCTGATCCAAGCTCACGCCACGATCTTCGAGAAAGACCTTTTTGCTAAGAACATCATGTTCCAGACCACGATGGACGGCCGTCGGCAGGTTCGCCGCTACGTGCCGGAGCTCGACGGTGAAGGCGTGCAGGACCTCCCGCCCGAGGACCTGTGCCGATGTGCCTTCAAGATGGCCACCGGCTCGGGCAAGACCTGGGTGATGGCGATGGTTATCGTCTGGGCCCGCTTCCACAAGCAGCGGGTGCCTGGCTCGGAGCTTTCGACGAACTTCCTTATAGTGGCGCCCAACGTGATCGTCTATCAGCGGCTCGAGAAGGACTTCGCCGCGAACCGCATCTTCTACGAGTTGCCGCTTATCCCCCCGGAATGGCGCGGTGCGTTCGGCCAGAAGGTGATCTTGCGCGGCGAGGCGTCGGAGCCGGACCCTACTGGAAACCTGTTTCTCACGAACGTCCAGCAACTCTACGAGTCGCGCGATCAGGCGTGGACGCCGCAGAACGCTATCGAAGCCCTGCTCGGCAAGAAGCCCGCGCAGAACCTCTCCGCCTCGGGGCAGCGCTCCGTGCTGGAGCGGGTGAAGTCGCTTAAGGACCTCGTGGTGATGAATGACGAGGCGCATCACGTCCACGACGAGGACTTGCAGTGGAGCCAGTCGCTCCTGGCTATTCACCGCGGCCTGCCCAGAGGCGTCGCGCTCTGGCTCGACTTCTCGGCGACGCCAAAAGACCAGAACGGGATGTACTTCCCCTGGACCGTTTGCGACTACCCGCTCGCACAGGCGGTGGAGGACCGCATCGTCAAGGCGCCGCTGATCGTCACCAAGGAGGACGACCCCAAGCAGCCGAAGGAAGACCCGGACGGCGTCACTGCGGATAACATCGGTGAGAAGTATGGCTACTGGCTCCGTGCAGCGGTGCAGCGCTGGAAGGAGCACCACAAGGTCTACAAGCAGCTCGGTACGCGACCGGTGCTGTTCATCATGGCCGAGAAGAACGTCTATGCCGATGCGATCGGCGAGTACCTGTGGAAAACCAAGGAGTTCGGCCTCAAGGAGACCGAGATCCTGGTCATTCACACCGACGCCGCCGGCGAGATCACCAAGAAGGACCTCGACAAGGCGCGCGAGGCGGCCCGCGACATCGACAAGCCTCAGAGCAAAGTCAAGGCCATCGTCAGCGTGATGATGCTGCGCGAGGGCTGGGACGTACGGAACGTGACCGTCGTCCTCGGATTGCGCCCATTCACGGCGAAGGCCGAAATCTTGCCGGAGCAGGTCATCGGCCGCGGCTTGCGCCTTATGGTCGAAGTGAGCCCGGATCGCACGCAGACGCTGGAGGTGCTCGGCACTCGCAACCTGCTGAACGTCCTTCGCACCCAGCTTGAGGCCGAGGGCGTGGGCGTGGCCAGCAGCAAGACCGATCCACCACCGCCGGTCATCATCTCGCCTATCCAGGAGCGACTGGCCTACGATATCGCGATCCCGATCACGAAGCCGAGCCTCGTGCACGACATCCGGAAGCTGTCCGAACTGAAATTGGAGGCGCTCGACGCCATCTACGAGCAGGAGGACCTCGCCGAGCACTTCCGCGTCAAGCTGAAGCTCGAATTCGCCACCACCGAGACGGAGGTCCACCAGGCCGACATCGCAGCGGGCGAGCTACCGCCCGCGCAGGAGCTGCTCGCCAGCATCACAAACAAGGTCGTCGACCGTGCAAAGCTACCGAACCGCTTCGCCGAGCTGTACCCCACGGTGCGGGACTACGTGGCGACGCGCTGCTTCGGCAAGACGATCAACTTCGACGACGAGGCGCTTCGCTCCCATCTCTCGCGCCTCGAGCTCCAGGAGGGAATCGCCAAGTACCTAGCCCGCCAGATCGCCGAGCTCACAATCGACCGGCGCGCCGTAGAGTTCGACAAAGCGGACTTCCACCTTTCGGAGACGAAGCCCTTCAGCTGGCGGCGCAACCTGCCCCCGCTCGAGGTTAAAAAGACTGTGTTCAACTACGTCGCCACCTACAACGACTTCGAGCGCCGCTTCGCGGAATTCCTAGACAAGAAGGCAGGCGATGTGGTGCGGTTTGCGTCGCTGGGCACCACCGAGCAGGGCGAGTCCGGCACGCAGTTCCGCGTCGACTACCTCAAGCCCAGCGGGGCGATCGGCTTCTACCATCCGGACTGGGTTGTGGTGCAAAGGACCAAGGCGGGCGAGGTCAATTGGATCATCGAGACCAAGGGGCGGGTGTGGGAAGGCACGTCGGCAAAGGACGAGGCGCTCAAGACCTGGTGCGAGCGAGTCAGCACGGCGACCGGTTCGCTCTGGCATTTCGTGCGTATCGACCAGCGAGTCTTCGATGGGCGGGCTGCCGCAAGGCTGGAGGATTTGATGGAGGAACAAAGGCAGCGGCAACTCGGGTAGGGGGGGCTTGTCCAGATAGAGGCTCAGGCTTCGGGTGAGGAGAGTAGCTTCTCGAAGAGAACCAGTTGGACTTCATGATCGGTCGCTTGGGCGATGGGCCGGAGCGCCCGCTCGGTGATGGTAGGGCGGCGGATAGTGTCCGGGAGGGCCAGGGCGCGTTCCTGGATCTCAGGGGCAAGTCGAATGAGGGCCATGATCTGAGTCACGCGGGCGCGCGTGATCCTCTCGCGACGGGCAATCTCGGCCTGGGTCCGGACGTCGCCGGAGTCAAGCTGCCGCCGCCACTCCTGGGCTTGCCTGAGGAGCTCGACCACGCGGGGCGTCCGCGGAGCTTCGGGTGGCTTGGCCGGCCGCCGGGCCTTGGCCGCGACGTTCAAGACGCGGTCGGTGGGGACGCGCCGTTTCAGGGTGCCAATACTCCCGTTCTCGAACGCCCCCTTTGGCCCGAGGGCGATCTCGACGGCCTGTTCGTGTAACGCGGCCCCGGATATGGCGTTGTCGTCATCCGGCGCTACGTGTTGAATTCGGAACCAAACTTCCGGCGGGCCTTGCCTATGGGTTCGAATGCTGTTACGTTTGGGGAGCCAATCCTTTTTCAGCGGAATTCGACATACCTTCCGGTTAGCGGCGTGGCCCGGGGCGAGAGCTTTCGGGCTTTTCGTTTATCCCCATGTTTGGCAACGGATTACGCGGTTCTGACGGGTGGGGCCGGATTCTCTGGTTTGGGAGGGAGAGTTTGGGGGTCGGTGGGAACAGTCAGGGTTTACGACCGGACCCCGGTCGGTGGTAGAAAAACTCTCGGAATCTCTGTTTCACAACCCCCTCGGATTTAGCGCTTGGGTGCGGACTGGTTGCTGATCGTAACCCTCACTCCTAGCGATGCATGCACCGCCATGATAGGATCAACCGGTTCAACGGCCGAATTCGACCCGGTTGGGCCCAGGACCGGCTACCCAAGGCGGATGCACAATCGACGCGGGGAAGAGATATGGCAATCCCGGACTATCAGACTGTAATGCTCCCGTTACTCAAACTACTGGCTGATGGAAAAGAATACAGGATGCAAGAGCTCGCTCCCACCATTTGCAAACAGTTCGAACTGTCGGAATCAGAGCAGAAGGAACTTACCCCAAGCGGCAAGCAGACAGTCATTCGCAATCGCTTGGGCTGGGCTCGAACCTACATGAAGAAGGCAGGACTGATCGAGCACCCCAAGCGCGGAGTGTTCCGGATTACTGCCAGAGGGAAACAGCTACTCAGCGAAAACCCAGAGCGCATCGATGTTCAGCACCTCGAGAAGTTCCCCGAGTTCATAGTGTTTCGCAACACACGCCGCGACAAGCCTGTAGTTACGGAGCCAGACACCAAGACGCCAGAAGAGGCACTTGATGAGGCTTACGAGCAGTTGAGGGCCAGCCTGGAAGCCGAGATCCTGGCGGCAGTAGCCGCCGGAACTTCAGAATTTTTTGAACGCCTCGTTGTTGACGTCCTTGTACATATGGGCTACGGAGGCAACCGAAAAGACGCCGGACAAGCCGTTGGCAAGAGTGGCGACGGCGGGATTGACGGGATCATCAAGGAAGACAAACTCGGCCTCGATACGATCTTCGTTCAAGCGAAGAAGTGGGATAAGCCAGTGCCGCGGCCAGAAATTCAGAAGTTTGCCGGTGCCCTCCAGGGAGTGAAGGCTCGCAAGGGTGTGTTCATTACCACGTCGTCGTTTAGCGAGGGCGCCGTTGAATACGCTCACAAGATCGAGAACACGATTGTTCTCATTGACGGGAAGATGCTCGCCGGCTTGATGATCGATCACAATGTCGGTGTTTCGGCTGTAGCGGCGTACGAGGTAAAGCAACTGGACTCTGACTATTTCGAAGATGACTGACGGCTCGTGTGGCATCAAGAGGGCATGGCCTCTGACGGAGCCCGCCGCTCTTGGCTTTCGCCCCCGGTGTGAACTGGAATCCGATAACTGTGAGCTCCCAGTTGGTGACAGAGCCTGTCATCATTACCTCTAAGCTTCGAATGCACCGGCAAGGGAGCCAATCGAACTTCATTAAACTGCAAGGGGGCAGAGCCTGATGCACAGCGGCGCGCGGCAACTTCCGATCCAGCATCTCTCGGTTCGCCTGCCCTGGCACGACACTGGTTGGGCCGGCACCGTATGTCAGGCGCCGTCAAAGAACAGCTGGTGCATGGTCCTCAATCGTATCCGCGAGGAGCGTGATGACGCTGCCGAGGATGAAGTCGCCGGCTGCGCGTGGGCCGCGCTGAGCGAGGATGACCGGCCGGCGTGTCTCAGCGAACGCGGGGCTGCGCTGAACGCCGAAGCCTACACGCTCCGGAGCCGTCACCCGTTCGCGAAGTCGTCCGCCGAGACCCACGGGCACTTCGATGAAAACCACTTCCGTCTCCCGCCCAACAGTGTTCAGGCCATCCCGTTTCGATGGACCCGCAAGGAAGATGCACAGGCGATCGCCGACACCCTGGCGCTGCCGTTCGATATCGCACGCGAACCGCAGCTGAATTTCAAAACGGTGTGGGTCAACGACTTCGAGAACCAGCACATCATGCTTGACACCTTCTTCGGCGCGCTCCAGCCCGAGAAGTCGCTCGTCTTCCTCTACGTCAAGCGCACGCCCCTGGCCGACGACCAGCGCCGCGTGCTTGTGGGTGTCGGACGCATTACCAACGTCGGTCCCAGCCAAGAACACGCCTACAGCGGGAACACCGACGGGAAACTTCGCGGACTGATGTGGGAGCGGGCGGTTTCCCACTCTATCCAGCCGGACGGCATCGACGGCTTCGTGCTGCCGTACCAGCAGCTTCTCGCCCTCGCGGAGCGCGACGGCGCCATAGACCCATCGCAATTCGTCGCGTTCGCCCCCGATGAGGCCTTTGGCGCGTTCAGCAACGTCGCCGAGCACGTCGACCACGACCTGGCGATCGCGAGCCTTCTCTCGCTGGCGGACAAAGTGCGCGTCATTGCGCAGCACGTTCCGGGAGCGTGGGATCGTCGCCTGGAGTGGATCTCCGAGCGCCTCGCTGAACTCTGGCAACTTCGCGGAGCGTTTCCCGGGCTCGGAAGTGCCCTGCACGCCTTCGAGATTCGGTACGGAACGCTGCTTGCGATGGATCTCGCCCAACGGTACACGGTCGACGGCCGGTGGAAGGAAGACCCGTGGGCGCTCGTGTCGCGATCATTCGCAGAGCCGAAGGACGTCCTCTCTCCTGCGGTGGCGTCACATGTGCAACCTTTGGACGGAAAGCGACTGGCAGCGCTTCTTCCAGAGCGGCTTGCTCTCCTGAAGCTGCTCTCCCGATTCCGGCTTACGATTGAGCAGGCGGTGCGCTTCTTTGATGCGAATGGCCGCGTCGGCCTGCCGGATGAGGAAATTCTCCGTAACCCGTACCGGCTGTTCGAATACGACCGCCATCGCTTCGATGCGGTCAGCATCGGGACCGTGGACCGCGGCATGTTCCCGGACGAGTCGGTGCGAACGTCGTTCCCGTTGCCGGAAGTCAGCCGTCTCGAGGGCGATCAGGACCCCAGACGAGTGCGTGCGCTCGCGGTCCGCGTACTCGCGGACGGTGAGGCGGCGGGACACACGTTGCTCCCGGTTGAGCAGGTGCTCGAGAGCATCCGAGAACTCGCGTTAGACCCGCCGTGCCGGCCGTCGATGGACCTGCTGCCCCTGCTTGATCCGGTCATGGCGCCGGAGATCGTCGATGCGTCCCTCGCCGACGGCACGCGGGCCTGGCAGTTCAGTGAGCGCAGCAGAGTCGACGCCCTGCTGCGAGAGCAAATCGGCCGCCGGCGGGGCGGGCGCAGGCACCCGGCCACCTACGAATGGCGGACCCTGGTCGACGAATCGCTGGGCGTCATGCCGCCGGACGCCGACGAGGCGTTGCTCGAGGAGCGGGCGCGCACGGAGAAGGCCGCCGCCCTTGGTGAGCTGTTCGCGTCGCGCTTCTCGTTGCTTCTCGGCCCCGCAGGGACGGGCAAGACGCGGCTCTTGCAGATTCTCTGCCAACTTCCCGAGATCCGTGGGGAGGGGGTATTGCTCCTCGCTCCGACCGGCAAGGCGCGCGTGCAGATGCAGAAGAACATCGAGGGCCTGAAGGCGCTGACCATCGCGCAGTTCCTGTTGCCGGACAGATTCGATCTCGAGACCCAGCGGTACCACCTCTCGGCGGCTCCCAAGGTCGAGGCGGCGGGAACGGTGATTATCGACGAGTCCTCAATGGTCACCGAGGACATGCTTGCTGCGGTGATCGACGCGTTGAAGGCACCCAAGCGGATCATCCTGGTCGGCGACCACCGACAGCTTCCGCCAATCGGCGCCGGGCGACCGCTGGTCGATCTCGCGCGGGAGCTCCAGCCGGAGAATGTGGAGACGCTCTTCCCGCGCGTTGGCGCCGGGTACGCGGAGCTGACCGTCCATCGCCGTCAGACCAGCAAGGGCAAGGTGGGCCGCGATGACCTGCTGCTGGCGTCATGGTTTAGCGGGGAGGCGCCGGATCCGGGGGGAGACGAGATCTGGGCTCGGATGGCGTGCAACGAAACCGACGGCCACGTCGAGGTGCGCACGTGGCAGACCGATGAGGACCTCAAAGCGGCTCTCCTCGACGCCATGGTTCGGCATGTACCCGAGATCGAGCACGATCGGGACGAACGCGGCTTCGGGGTCTCGCTGGGCGGCGTCGCGGCCGACAAGGGCGTGTTCTTCAACGCTGCCTGGGCGGAGAAGGACAGACCGGGCTCGTCGGAGCGTTGCGAGAGTTGGCAGGTATTGACGCCCGTACGGGGCAAGGGCCATGGGGTCGAGGAGCTCAACCGTTTTCTGCACGAGCGCTTTCGCACGGAGGCGCTCCGGTTCGCGGACGGCCGCCAGTCCCGGACGCCAAGGCCGAATGGAGCCGAGCGCATCATCTACGGCGACAAGGTGATGTCGACCGTCAACGCCCGGCGAAGCGTCTTGGGGAGGCGGCACGAGATCGTGTCGAACGGGGAGATCGGGATCGTCGTGGGCCAGGCGAAATTCGGGCGGGAGTGGGACCGCAAGACGCCGCAACGCCTCGATGTCGAATTTCGGACGCAGCCCGGCAACACGTTCGTCTACTGGCCCAGCGACTTCGGTGATGACGGGGCAGTGATGCTCGAGCTCGCCTACGCGCTTACGGTTCACAAGAGCCAGGGCAGCCAGTTCGACCAAGCCTTCGTCGTTATCCCGCAGCCGTGCTTTATCCTTGGGCGCGAGCTCATCTATACGGCACTCACTCGCCAAGTTGACCGAGTCGTGATCTTCGTGCAGGGACAGCCGACGGATCTTCGAATCTACGCGTCTCCGAAGTATTCCGAAGTTGCGCGACGGTACACGAACCTATTTGCTGCGCCGAACATGCTAGCCGAGGCGGGCGGCGCATTCCTCGAGCGTGGCCTAATTCACCGCACGGCTCGTGGTGAACTTGTGCGCTCAATATCGGAGGTGGTCGTCGCGGATGGGCTCCACACTGAGGGCATCGACTACCACTACGAAAAGGCGTTACGCGGTGCTGACGGCGCAGATCGCTACCCCGACTTCACAGCGGAGGATCCTGCGACTGGCATCACTGTCTACTGGGAGCACCTCGGCATGCTTTCCGACCCGACCTACGCCAGGAGGTGGGAGAAGAAGGTCAGTTGGTACAAAGCGATGGGCCTCGAACCGAACGGCCCTGAGAACGCGAAGGGCGAGCGGCTTGTTACGTCTCAAAACCGACACGATGGCGCCATTGACTCGGCACGGATCCGAGAGCAGGTGCGGGCTATATTCAATCTGTGAGCGATCTGCATCGCGGCCACTGCCAGGCTCATAGACGATTCTTCGACACATCGAACCGTCCCCGGGTAGGTAAACACCAGAGGTGTGACCGCCACCCGGAGACGACCCATGCCGCATTCGACCACCGATGCCCTGACCCCCACAAAGCGCCGCCAGGAGGTCGCCGTCATCCTCGGCCGCGGCCTGCTCCGCCTGCGCACCGCATGTAATGTGGCGCCCGCAGCCTGCGATTCCACGCCCGATTCGACTGCCCAGAAAGCCCTTGATGTGTCCGCGCCCGGCGACCCTCATGTGTCCAGGTTAACCGAGCCGAGAACATGAGAGGAGATTCCACCATGGCGCTGAACATCGGGAAGGAAATGACAGCACTTAAGCGCATGACGGTGTCGGAGTTGCGCCGGAAGTACGCTGCGATCTTTGGCGAGGACACGACATCCCGGCACAAGGAGTTCCTGATCCGGCGCATCGTCTGGCGCATGCAGGCCAATCAGGAAGGCGGCCTGTCCGAACGTGCTCGCCAGCGCGCCCGCGAATTGGCCGCCGAATCCGACGTCCGCCTGACTGCGCCCCGGCCGCGACCAATCGCCGCCGTTGGCGAAACGGACACCGCCCCGATTGAATTCCCCAAGGACGATCGCCTGCCCATGCCTGGGGCGATCATCACGCGTCGTTACAAGAACCAAACCATCGAGGTGCGGGTCCTACCAAAGGGGTTCGAGTACGAGGGCGACATCTACCGGACCTTGAGCGCCGTGGCCAAGCAGGTCACCGGCACGCACTGGAACGGGTACCACTTCTTCAGGTTGGGCGAGACGGGGTGCGCTGATGGCCGGTAGGAAGCCCGACACCCCGACGATTCGCTGCGCCATCTACACCCGCAAGAGCACCGAGGAAGGGCTAGAGCAGGAGTTCAACAGCCTCGATGCCCAGCGCGAGGCAGGCGAGGCCTGCATCGCCAGCCAGAAGAGCGAGGGGTGGGTCTGCTTGCCCGACCGGTACGACGACGGCGGCTATACCGGCGGCAACATGGAGCGCCCGGCGCTCAAGCGCCTGATGGCGGACATCGACGACGGCCGCGTGGATTGCGTCGTGGTCTACAAGGTCGACCGGATGTCGCGCAGCCTCCTGGATTTCACCCACATCATGGAGGCGCTCGAAAACCGCGGCGTCTCCTTCGTCTCGGTGACCCAGCAGTTCAACACGACGAGCTCGATGGGCCGTCTCACGCTGAACATCCTGCTGTCGTTCGCGCAGTTCGAGCGGGAGATTATCTCCGAGCGGACCCGCGATAAGATCGCCGCGGCCCGCCGCAAGGGGAAGTGGTCCGGTGGACGGCCGATTCTCGGCTTCGACGTCGACCCCAAGGGCGGCCGCCTGCTGGTCAACGAGGCTGAGGCGGCCCAGGTGCGGACCATCTACGAGATCTACCTGGACCGCGAGTCACTCATCGCCACGATTGCAGAGCTCGACGCGCGGGGGTGGACCAACAAGCAGTGGACGAACAAGAAGGGGCGAGAGTCCGGCGGCTCGCCATTCAACAAGCACAGCCTCTACAGCCTACTTACCAACGTCCTTTACACCGGCCGGCTGACCTACAAGGACGAGATTCACGCCGGGGAACAGCCGTCGATCGTGGATGATGAGACGTTCCGCCGGGTAAGGCAGATCCTGAAACGCAACGGATCCACCGGTGGCGCCCAGGTCCGCAACCAGTTCGGTGCGATCCTCAAGGGCCTGATCAATTGCGTGCCATGCGGCTGCGCCATGGTCCCGACGCACACGACCAAGCAGGACCGGCGCTACCGGTACTACGTCTGCGCAAAGGCCCAGAAGCGCGGTTGGCACAACTGCCCGTCGAAGTCGATCCCCGCTGGCGAGATCGAGAAGTTCGTGGTCGACCAGGTGCGCGGCATCGGGCGCGATCCGGCGCTTCTGGCTGAGACTTTGGGCGCGGCGCGGGCCGAGGCCAAGGCGCGAATCAAGGAACTCGAGGCCGAGAAGTCGGGCCTCGATCGCGAGCTGCGTCGGCACAATGCCCAGATGCGCGCCCTGGCGGGTTTGGCCGGCGCGGGCGGCACCGCCACCGATCGCATGGCTGACCTGCTGGACCGCATTCGCGGCGTGGAGCAGCGCCTCGCCGTGACCAGGGAGGAACTGGCAGCCTTGGGCCGGGAACTGGTCGACGAGAAGGAGGCCGTGCGCGCCATGGCCGCCTTCGATCCGGTCTGGGAGACGCTCACGCTGCGCGAGCAGGCGCGGGTGCTCCGCCTGCTGGTCCAGCGCGTCGACTACGACGGCGACAAGGGCACGGTCGCGGTGACCTTTCACCCGGCGGGAATCGAGACGCTTTCGCGCGAGATGGCAGAGGAGAACGCATGACACGGCCGCTGAAGATCACGAAGGATGTTTATTTCCGGAGCATGAATCGCGGCAGGAAGGTGATTCAGGAGGGCGTAGTGGCGGACCGGCCGACGCTGGGCCGCGTGCCGCGTGTCTCGCGCGTGATGGCGCTGGCCATCCACATGGCGGACCTGCGCCATGAGGGGGTGGTCGCCGACTACGCCGAGCTGGCCCGATTGGCGGCGGTGACCCGCGCCCGCATGACCCAGATCATGAGCCTGGTTCTCCTGGCGCCGGACATCCAGGAGGAGATCCTGTACCTGCCGCGCGTGGAGGGAAGCCGGGCCTCTATCGCCGAGAAGATGGTCCGGCCGATCGCTGCGGTGCCGGACTGGCGGAAGCAGCGGGTGATGTGGCGAGCCCTAAGAGCGGCGCTCCCGGATTGACTCCGTGAACCGGAAATGTTCCCATATCTCGTTGCGCAACAGCACGATACATGAGAAGCAAGCAGGCACTTGACGGATGCCAGAGCGTGTAGTATTTAGTAAACAGGGACGGGCGACGACACCCGACAGCCCAGGCGGCCACGCGAGGCCGCGCGGCAACGACGAGGAGGTGAAACCATGGCAGGAAACCCCACATTCGGGCAGCGCATTCGCGATCTTCGCGAGGCGAAGAGGGCGGTCGATCCCGCATTTTCCCTCAGGCAGTTTGCACAGAGAGTCGGTATCAGCGCCACGTTCCTGAGCAAGATCGAACTAGGAGTATTTGACCCGCCGAAAGCCGAGCACATCATCAAGATGGCGGAACTGCTCGAAGTCGACGCAGACGAACTGCTCGCGCTAGCGAACAGGACCGACCCCGAGCTCGAGGCGATCATCAAGTCCGAGCCAAGGGCGATGGCCGACCTACTGCGGACGGCACGCGACCGCGGCCTGACCGCTGACGATCTCGAACGCATCACACGGTACATGAAGAAACGGTCCTGAGCGCAGGAAGTGCAGGAGGCACGCATGGCGCGCAATACCCATCTTGTCCGCAGCTCTGTGCACAGCCCTGTCCACGCCTTTGTCCACAAGAAAGCCATCGAAGATGGTGCCCTGGTCTTGTTGGCCGACTACGGCAGGAAGTATCATGTAGTCATTCAGCCGCCGGTACCAGTCGAAGAGATCATTGAGGCCCATCTCGGCCTCACGTTCGATATCGAGGATCTCCCACGGCTGTTGAACGTCCGAGATGTCCTGGGTGCAACCTGGTTCCGGTCTCGAGAGGTGAAGATCGACCAGTCGCTCGATCCGACCGTGTTCCCGTCCAAGTTGGGGCGGTACCGGTTCACCGTCGCGCACGAGATTGGCCATTGGGAGCTGCACCGCCAACGGTACCTATCGGCCGAATGGCAAGCGGCCATGTTCGCGGGCGAGGATCGCCCGGTGGTCTGCCGGTCGGGTGACAAGAGCCCGTTGGAATGGCAGGCAGACTGCTTCGCCGGATACCTGTTGATGCCGAAGGAGATGGTCTATGCCCAGTGGGAATCCATCTACGGGTCGCGGGAGCCGTACGTCGCAGCCGACGAGATCGCGGACATGAAGGCCCGTTGGGGAATTGGCAGCGACGAGCGGCCCACGGTCGAGGCGGCGCGGCAGTTGGCGCCGGTGTTTGCGGTCTCGGCGCAGGCGATGCAGATCCGCCTGGTCGAACTCGGCCTGATTCTGGACCGCGTGCCGGAGCCCAGGCTGTTCTCGTGATTGCGGCCTTTTTTTTCGTCCCCAGTGTTTAGTGTTTAGGACACACTTTACACACAGGTTATCCCCAGGAAGCCAACAGCAGGAAGGATCCGCCATGAAACCTCCCAGGAAATCCACACTCTTGCCCGCCCAGTCCGAGCTCGTCGGAATGATGCAGAAACTCAACTTCGGCAACATCGAAGGGCTTGTGATCCGCGACGGCCTGCCAGTGCTTATGCCTCGCCCCCGCGTTGTCCGGGACGTGAAGTTCGGCGCCGGCAACGGTCGTCGTCCCGAAGCCGGACTCACCGATTTCGCCCTGAAGTCGAACGTCCAGGAACTGATGGACACGTTCGCCTCCCTCGGCAACGCGACGGTGCGTCGCCTGGAGGTCCAGCATGGCCTGCCCTTCCGCATGCAGGTGGAGGAGGTGACTACCTGACCTAGAGCCCAGCCCTCCCGCTCCCGTCCCTGACTGATCGTCACCAGACATACAACCGGCCACGAGGTGGAGGTGCATGTGGGTGTCGCCGTAACGGCGATCCACGTGCGCCTCTGCCACGCCGGTCTATGCGCTGCTCCGTGCGACATCCATGCGCCTCTCCGCGGCCTCAGGAGAGGTTCCGATGGAGAACGCAAAGCAGCGCATCCTCGACGGATACGCCCGTGAAGTCATTCGGCACAAAGCCAGGCAGTTGATCGGCAAGTACGGGTTTAGCCGCGACGACTACGACGACCTGCAGCAGGAGATGATGCTGGATCTGCTGCGCCGCCTCGGCAAGTACGACCCCTGCAAGGCGGGCCTCAGCACGTTCGTGGCCCGCGTCGTCGACCGCAAGGTCTCCACCCTGATCCGCCACCAACGGCAAGAGAAGCGCGACTACCGGCGGCATGTCTGCCCGCTGGATGCGCAGGTCGAGGACCAGGGCGGCCAGCAGCGCGGGCTTGACGAGGTTCTCAGCCAGGACGCCTTCGACGAAGAGATCGCGCGTTACGACCGCCCCGAGGCCGAACGCATCGACCTCAGGCTCGACCTGTCGTTGGTGCTGGATGAACTGCCCGAGGACCTGCGTCACCTCGCCCGCCGCCTGCAGACCAGAACCGTAGCCGAAATCGCACGCGAACTCGGTGTTCCGCGCAGCACGCTCTACGAAAAGGGCATCGCCTGCCTGCGGAAGATCTTCGAGGACAACGGACTGCGCGAATACATCGATGGCACCCGACACATTGAAAAGGGACCGGGTAGATAACCCACAGAGGGCGAACTGCCCGGGACCACAGGAGAGGAAGAACGATGACCCGAGAAGTCCATCGCTACGAGTTCGAGGCCTCGGCCCCGGCAGACGAGATCGAGAGCACGCTGCTGCTGGCCGTGATGGCGGTCGAGGGCCTGCACGGCAATTCGCGCGTGAGGCTCGACGCGAAGTACTGCTTCGACGCCGAGAAGCACGCCTGCGTGATCGATGCCGACACGGTCGTCGGCCAGGACATCAGCCGCATCTTCACGGGCTTTGCCATCCGGGAGTTCGGCGAGGCGGCCTTTTCGGTCAGCCGCGCCGAGCGCATGCCCAAGACGGAAACGGAGGACCTACACTCATGAATCTGCCCGAAGTGTTCAATCGACGCGCGTGGAGCGTCCAGGACCTGATCTGCGAGCCGGCCGACGTCTACCATGCCCAGGCTGGCAAGTACCTGTCCAGCCACAGGCTGGCCGAGTTCCGGCGCAACCCGCTGCTCTTCCACAAGAAGGAACTCGGGCTGGTGCAGGACCAGGACCGCCCGGCGTACGTCGTCGGCCGGGCCGCGCACGTCCTGATCCTCGAGGGCCGCGAGGTGTACGAGCAGACCTACGCGTTCGGCGGGCCGATCAACCCCAAGACCGGTCAGCCGTTCGGCAGCCGCACCAAGGCATTCCAGGATTGGGCGGACGCGCAGGGCAAGCCCGTGCTCGACGACGATCAGGCTGCCTTGATCGAGAGCCTGGGCGCGGCGGTGCAGGTCCATAAGCACGCCTCGGCCCTTCTGGCTGACGGCGTCCCCGAGGGCGTGGTGCGGGCCGAGTACTGCGGCCTGCCGTGCCAGTCGCGTCTGGACTGGCTGAATCCCGAGCTCGGGATCGTCGACCTGAAGACCTGCGACAACCTCGACTGGCTGCAGACGGATGCGCGTGCCTACGGCTACGCCCATCAGCTGGCCTTTTACCGCTCCATGGTCGCCAGCGTCACCGCCACGAACCTCCCCGTCTACATGATCGCCGTGGAGAAGCGCGAACCGCTGCGCTGCGGCGTCTGGCGGATCAGCGAGGAGGTCCTCGGTCTCGCCCAGAAGGAGAACGAGGAGGGCATCGCGCGCCTGAAGGACTGCCGGCAGCGGGACGAGTGGCTCACGGGCTACGAGGACATCCGCACTTTCGACTGGATCTGATCGCCACGGGAAGCGGGAGGAATGGCGTGACGTGCTGTCGCCCGAGCGCGTCGGGACTCCCTGGGTCCGCCCGCTTCCCATTCAACCTCAACCAAGAAGGAGAGGTGACCGTGAAACTTCTGCAGCAAGTGGCCAGCGGACGAAGTCCGGCGCCGAGACGGGTGATGCTCTACGGCACCCACGGCATCGGGAAGTCGACCTTTGCTTCGTGCGCGCCGAATCCCGTGTTCATCCAGACCGAGGACGGTTTGGGCGAGATCAACTGCGCCAAGTTCCCAGTCACGACGACGTTCGATCAGGCCATGCAGGCCCTGTCGGAACTCTACACCGACGAGCACCCCTATCGAACCGTCGTGGTCGATTCCCTGGACTGGCTGGAACGTCTGATCTGGGCCGACGTCTGCCGCAAGCGGAACGTCGAGAGTATCGAGGACATCGGCTACGCCAAGGGCTACGTGTTCGCCATGTCGCAGTGGCGCGAGTTCCTCGAGGGACTGTCGGCGCTGCGCAACGAGAAGGGCATGACGACGGTCCTGATCGCCCACGCTCGGATCGAGCGCTTCGAGAACCCCGAGACCGATAGCTACGATCGCTACGTGCCGCGGCTGCACCGCCTAGCGTCGCAGGTCATCCAGGAGTGGTGCGACGAGGTCATGTTCGCCACGTTCAAGGTCTTCACCAAGCAGACCGACGAGGGCTTCGACCGCAAGCGCAACCAGGGCATCGGCACTGGCGAGCGCGTCCTGCGCACGGTTGAGCGCCCCGCCCACGTGGCCAAGAACCGCCTGAGTCTCCCCGAAGAGATGCCGCTGGACTGGAACGTCTACGCCCAGCACGTCAGCCCCGAACCTGTCCCCGCGCCCCAGGGCGGCAAGAGCAAAGGAGCGAAGTAGCCATGGCGAATCTCAATGGCTTCGATGCCAACAACGTCGACCCCGCGACCGATTTCGAGCCGCTGCCGGCAGGCAAGTACCTCACGGTCATCACCGAGTCGCAGATGAAGCCGACCAAGAGCGGAACCGGCCACTATCTGGAGCTCACGTTCCAGGTGATCGATGGACCGTTCAAGAACCGGATGATCTGGTCGCGGCTGAACCTCGACAACCCGAACCGTCAGGCGGTCCAGATCGCCCAGGGCGAGTTGTCGGCGATCTGCCGGGCGGTTGGGGTGCTGCAGCCCAAGGACTCGATCGAGCTGCACAACCTGCCCCTACAGATCACGGTGAAGTGCAAGAAGCGGGACGACACCGGTGATGTGGTCAACGAGATCCGCGGTTACGCCCGCAAGGACGCCGCCGCGGGTGCGCCCCAGCAGGAGGCGACCAGTACCCCGCCCTGGGCCCGTCGATGATCGAGGTCGAGCTGCCGTTCCCACCGTCGGTGAATCACTACTACCGGCGCGTTGGCCCGCGGACGCTCATCAGTCGCGAGGGGCGCAGGTTCCGCGAACGGGTCTGCGCCACTCTCGCAAGCCTCGGAATTGCGGGCCTGGAGGGGCCGCTGCATCTGGAGATCGAAGTCTATCCGCCAGATGGGCAGCGCAGAGACATCGACAACGTGCAGAAGGCGCTCCTGGACGCCCTCCAACACGGCGGCCTGTACGCCGACGACAGCCAGATCAAGAAGCTGAACATCGAGATGCGGGGGCCGGTCCGCGGCGGCCGCACCCTGGTGCGCCTGGAGGAGCTCCCGGATGCTTGAACTGCGGCCCTATCAGCAGGAGGCGGTCAGCGCTATCTACCGGCATCTGCGCGAGCGCGAGGACAACCCGTGTGTCGTGATTCCCACTGGCGGCGGCAAGACGCCGGTCATGGCTACGATTTGCCGCGACGCTGTCGGTCGATGGAACGGCCGAGTCCTGATCCTGGCCCACGTCAAGGAGCTGCTCGAGCAGGCGCTGGACAAAATCCATGTCGTGGCGCCCGAGATGTGGATGAAGACCGGAATCTACTCGGCGGGCCTCAAGAGCCGGGACACCGAGCACCCGATCATCATCGCGGGGATCCAGTCGGTGTACCGGCGGGCCTGCGAGCTCGACGCCTTCGACTTGGTGATCATCGACGAGGCGCACATGATCCCTCCGGACGGCGACGGCATGTACCGGACCTTTCTCGAGGAAGCCCGCAAGGTGAACCCTAACCTGCGGGTGATCGGATTGACGGCGACCCCGTTCCGGATGAAGAGCGGGATGATCTGTGAGCCGGGCAACGTCTTGAACCAGGTCTGCTACGATATCGGCGTGAAGGAGCTGATCGTCCAGGGCTGCCTCTGCCCACTGATCACAAAGGGGTGCGCCCAGCCGCTGGATACGTCGAGCCTGCATGTGCGCGCGGGTGAGTTCGTGGCCGGCGAGGCCGAGGACCTCATGGACACCGACGAACTCGTCGAGTCGGCCTGCCGGGAGATCGTCGAGCAGACCCAGGGACGACGCTCGGTCCTCGTATTCACCACCGGGATCCAGCATGGAGAGCACGTTGCCGCAGTCTTGCGCCGGATGGCCAGCGAGCCGGTGGCCACCGTCTTTGGCGAGACCGCGACCGAGGAGCGCGACCGGGTCCTGGCGGAATTCAAGGCTGGCAAGATCAAGCACCTGGTGAATGTCAACGTGCTGACCATGGGTTTCGATGCCCCGAACATCGACTGCGTGGCCATGGTGCGGCCCACGCTCTCCCCGGGTCTCTACTACCAGATGGTCGGACGCGGCTTCCGTTTGAACGAGGGCAAGGAGAACTGCCTGGTCTTGGACTTCGGCGGCAACGTGCTGCGGCATGGGCCTGTCGATGCGATTCGAGTTCAGGCAGTCAACCACCGGGTAGCAGGCGAGGCGCCGGCCAAGCAGTGCCCCCAGTGCCAGAGCCTGATCGCCGCCGGCTACGCCATGTGCCCGGACTGCGGCTACGAGTTCCCGCCTCCGGAGCGCAGGCAGCACGAGGCGACGGCGTCTACCGAAGGCATCCTCTCGGGCGAGGTGACGACCAGCGTCCACGAAGTTCGTGAGGTGTTCTACAGCGTCCATAGCAAGAAGGGCGCTCCAGAGGATGCGCCCAAGACGCTGCGGGTCGAGTACCGGATCGGCTTCCACCAGCACCAGTCCGAGTGGGTCTGCTTTGAGCATACCGGCTGGGCCCGCCAGAAGGCCGAATCGTGGTGGCGACGCCGGTCGACCGCTCCGGTGCCGCGGAACGCGGACGAGGCGGTGTTGATGGCCAATGACGGCGCGCTATGCCGGACCCGCGCGATCACCGTGCGCACCGTGGTAGGTGGCCAATACCCGCGGATCATCGGCTACGAGTTGGATGACAGGCCCGCCTGGCGCGAGCCGGGGATGGACGACGACCTCGTGCCGGCTGGGGTCCTGGCCGGTGGCTCCGCGGGCACCTACAACCCGCTGGATGACGACGATCTACCCTTCTGACCATGAAGCAGGTGTCTTGTGGGCGAATCCAAGGGGAAGATGCTGCAGGCGGCGTTGAGGTATGCGGAACTCGGGTACCCGGTCTTCCCGTGCGTTCCGGGAGGGAAGGCCCCCGCGACAGCGCATGGGTTCCTGGACGCCACGACGGACGCCGGCCAGATCGAGGCCTGGTGGACGGCGCGGCCGGACGCGAACATCGGCATGCCGACCGCCGGCCTTCTGGTCGTGGACGTCGATGGTGCGGACAACCCCTGGCCCGGCGATGACCTGGAGGGTCTCGCGGAGTGCCCGGTATCGCTGACCCCTCGCGGTGGACGGCACTACATCTTCCGGCAGCCGGCGGACAAAGCCTGGAACAACACAGCGAGCCGGCTCGCGCCGAAGGTCGACACCCGGGCCAACGGCGGCTACATCGTCCTGCCGCCTTCGGTGGTAGGCGGCAAGCCATACCGGTGGACCGAGAACCTCGAAACGTGCCCAAGGGGTCTGCCCGAGCCGCCGGCGTGGCTTGCGACGCAGGTGGAGGGCGGGGCGGACCTGTTCGCCCAAGGCGCCAGCCGGCCCGCCGAGGACGGCCAGGTGGCGGCCCAGGGTGCGCCCGTGGCGCCTCAGGGCGCGACGTCGGCGGCCGGTGGCAACGCAATACCAGCCGGCCACCGGAACGCCACGTTGGCCCGTCTGGGCGGCGCTATGCGCCGGGTGGGGATGAGCCAGGACGAGATCTTGGCCGCCTTGACGCGGGCGAACCAGGACCGTTGCCGGCCCCCCCTCAGGGACCGAGAGATCGAGCGGATCGCTGCCAGCATTGCCCGCTATGAGCCTGACCAGGTCGCGGTGGCGGTAGCGGAGAACCACTGGGGGCAGGATACCGCAGATGCCGGCGCGATCGACGATGGACCCCTTGGTGTCCGGGACCCCGGCCCGATGCCTGATGAACTGTTCCGAATCCCGGGCTTTGTGTCGGAGGTCATGGATCATTGCCTGGCAACGGCTCCGTATCCCAATCTGGTGATGAGTTTCGCTGGCGCTCTGGCGCTGCAAGCGACGCTCGCCGGCCGCAAGGTCCGCGACCCGGGAGACAATCGGACGAACCTGTACCTGCTGGGCTTGGCGCATTCGGCCGCCGGCAAGGACCGGCCTAGGAAGCTCAACACCGAGATCCTGCATGCGGTCGGGCTGTCGGGGCAGGTCGGTGGGCGGTTCGCCTCGGGCGAGGGCATCCAGGACGCACTCTACACCGAGCCCACGATGCTGTTCCAGACGGACGAGATCGACGGCATGCTGCAGTCGATCAACAAGTCTCGCGATGCTCGCCACGAAAACATCATGGGGACGATGCTGACGATCTATTCGTCGGCCGACTCAGTGTTCCCCATGAGGCGGAAGGCGGGAAAGGACGCGCCTGGAGCCATCGACCAACCGTGCCTGGTCGTTTTCGGTACTGCGATCCCAAACCACTACTACGAAGCGCTCTCTGAGCGGATGCTGACCAACGGGTTCTTCGCGCGCATGATCATTCTCGACTGCGGCGGGCGATCGCCGGGACAGGAACCGAGACTGAAGCCGTTGCCCGAGCGGATCCTGGAGACCGCCCGCTGGTGGGCAGAGTTTCGGCCCGGAACGGGCAACCTCGAGGACTGGCATCCGGAACCCAGGGTAGTCCCACAGACGGAGGAAGCCAGGCAGATCCTGGTCGAGACGCGCCTCGAAGCGGAAGCCGAATACGCGCTGGCTGAGGCGGCCGACAACGAAGCCGGCACGACAGTCTGGGGTCGTGTCAGCGAGCACGCCCGGAAGCTGGCGTTGCTCTATGCCATCAGCGAGAACCACGTCGAGCCGCAGATCGGCCGGCCGGCCGCCGAGTGGGCGCGGCGGTTCGTCACGCACCAGGCTCGGCGTATGCTGTTCATGGCCCAATCACACGTGGCGGAGAATCCGTTCCAGGCGGAGTGCCTGAAGTTCCTCAAGAAGCTCGGCGGGGCGCCCAGTGGCGAACTCCCACACAGCGTCCTGTTGAAGCGGATGAAGGTCGACGCCAAGACCTTCCAAGTGCTCGTGGCGACCCTGGAGCAGCGCGGGGACATCATCACCCGGACCGCATGTGGTCGCGGCTCTACGGCGCGCTTCTACAGGCTGGTGGACCTCAGTTCTGCGCGGTGAATGCTCCCAAGGTGAAACGGGCTGAGGCCTATGCGCCACAATCACAAGGCAGTCAAGTCGATGCGGGCCTTTTCACCTTTTCACCCCATCTCGAAGGAAGTGAAGTAGGGTGAAGCGTCGAGACTGTAAGTCATTATATATAAACACACTCTCTCTCTATTTCTCTATTCACCCATGCTCGCGCGTATTTCTCTCTCCCTTTGCTCGCGTGTTTGAGACTCCGGGGGTGAATGGTGAAACGGTGAAGCGGTGGAGCGCGCCCGCTGACGCAGTCGGTAGCACTTGCATAGGTTTGGATTTACGACCGAGTCATAGCCCGGTACGCTGCAATGAGAACCGGATTCGGAGGCACGGGGTCTAGGTCTGATGTCCCTATGGCAGCCTGCGATCTCTCGTCTCGAGGAGGACAATGTGGAAACCCCCAGCGGCGGAATTCAGTGGGCGGCGTGGGCAGCAGCATTGGCGACGTTTCTCGCAGTCGTTGTCGCCCTTTGGAAAGAAGATATCGTGAGGCACTGGCGTAGACCTCGACTGAAGGTACGAATCTCTCTCCAGCCGCCCGATTGCCACAAGATACCGATCAACTCGATCAGCCGGGCGACCGGAGAGATCGTTGAGTCTCGCGATGCGTACTATTTCCGGCTGTGGGTCGAGAACCACGGTAGCATCCGTGCAGAGAACGTCCAAGTATTCGCTGCAGAACTGCGTCGCAAGAAGGCAGACGGAGGGTTCGAGAAAGTCGGATCCTTCCTTCCAATGAACCTAATGTGGGCGCACACGAAGGAGGTATTTGCTCCGGGATTGTCTCCCAGAATGGGCCGGCATTGTGACTTGGGATTCATTGCGAAGCCAGAGAACCATAGGGTAGGGACGGCGGGAGTTTCCCAAGACGTGAAGCTCATCCTGGATACTGAGGTGGTGCCAAATACGAGATCAAACGAGTGTAGCCCTGGGGAGTATGAGCTGAACCTACGAATTGCAGCGAGCAATTCGCTTCCGCTCGATGCGTTGTGCACCATTACGCTCCCGGGTAAGTGGTTTGACGATGAGAGTGAAATGCTCAGTCAGGGCATTGGGATCGTAATCAAGTCCTGACGTACTTTTGACAGGTTGCTGGCCGGTGGGCGCAGGCTTGGCCTGAGAAGCCGACAGACCCCTCGGGTCGCCGAGAGGTCGTCGGCGCTGGGCTAGAGCCAGCGAGCTAGGCTACGGCCGAGATCTCCTTCATGATCGCCCGAACCGCCACATCATCCTTTTTGGCGGCGGCCACCAGCAGGTTGCGCGCGAACTTCGAGGCCTTCGCCGGCCCGGCCGCCTTGTGGATGGCGTCGCGCTCGGCTTCGGTCAGCCGGAAGGCGAACACGCAGAGTTCCTCGGGCGTGGCCTTGGTCTTCGCTTCGGCGGCCGGCTTCTCCGCGGCGGGCTTGCGGGCCCGCGTGGTCTTCTTGGTGGTCTTGCTCATCGATTGGTCCTTTCGCTCGGGTCCAGACGCACGATCCGGCTCGGCTCTTTGCCGCAGCCCTCGCACGCCACGCGCCCGCCCTGGCGGTCGATCTCCGCCATGTCAGCGGGCGTGATCTCTTCCCATCGCTCCCAGATCCAGGTGTCGGATCCGGGGTAGGGGATGTGGCAGCAGGCGCAGACCATGCTGCCCTGCTCATTCCAGAACACTTGATGGGCCTTCAGGCCGAATCGGGGTGTCGCGCCCGTCGCCATGTCAGTCGACCTCCTGCGGAATGTCCGCTGCGAACACCAGCGTCCCGTCAGCGCCGTAGATCTCGACGCGGTCGATCCGGGTGTCGGGGTTCTCGCGGCCGGCGCGCAGGATGGCCTGGCTGGCCCGCATCGCGGTCAGCCGCCCGTAGGCTTCCAGGCGCGCCTCTTGGCGGTCGGTGAACAGGGTCGGGTTCTCGTCGATCTGCAGTCCGCCTTTGAACTGCAACTCGAGGTCGCGCAACGAGGCCTCGAACACGAGGTCATCGAGTGTGCTGTGTGGTTTCGGGTCGACCACGACCCAGAACTTGTCGTCAGGTCCGTATCGCATCGTCGCTGCCTCCTTCTTCCTTCATCTGGGCGACCGTGCGGTCGCCTTCTTCGCGATCGGCGACGGGGATGAGCATCCCCCGACCGACGACGTACCAGCCGTCGCGCCGGTGGACGACCCGCAGATCGCCGCTGAGGTCGAACTCCATCCCGTCGCTGAAGCGGAGCCGGGCCGGGTGGTCATGGTTCTTCGACATGGGGCCGGCCTCCTCACTGCGCCGCGGCGAAGGCCCAGGCCGGGGCGTAGGGGGAGTCGTCGTTCGGGTGGCCACCCTCGACGAGGTAGACCACCGAGGCGGCGTCATCGGGCTCTTCGTCGGGCTCGCCCTGGGCGCGGGACTCGTCGTCCGGTGTGGCGATCCCGGCGACGGTGAAATGCAGCGGCCAGCTGGGCTGGAAGGCGAGGCGCACCTCGCACTCGCCGAACCCGTCGTCGGCGGCCTCCTGCAGGCGTTCGATCATCTCGTTGACCGTCATGATGTGCTCCTTTCGGGGCGTCGGGCCCCGTGCCCGCCGCACTGACAGTGACGAGCTTTCTGGGCCGAATGGGAAGGCAAAACAGCATATAAATGCATTATTTGCAGCAGCTTGCAGTTGTCGCGAGAAATGGCGATTTGGGGACAGGTCCTGGCGGCAGAGAGGCTAGGCAGGGGCCCTATCGCCGGTGGAGTCGGACTGGCGGCCGCAAGACCGCGCCCCTGGCGCGCTCGATGCACCCCGCAGACCTTTTCGATAGTTGAACTTTCAGCATGTTTCGGATATGATTGTTCATTAGCGGGACACGCCGGGGCGCTCCTTGCAGCGCATCTCGCCCGACCCGGCGTAGTCCCTACTTCTAGCCAACCCATGTGTTATCCCCTCCACCCATCGATCCATCCCCGGGGGCGCCGCAAAGGCATGCTCGGTTCCGGTTCGGCCGCGACTGGCACCTCGCGCAGGTTGGCCAGGGCCGCCGCGCGCTCGGGCAGGGACTTCACGAATGCGGGCCCCAGGATGTAGAGGGCGGCCAGGCAGTAGACCTCGAGGTCGAGTGCCTCGTTGCGGTCGCGGGTCTTGACCCACTCACGGACCGTGCCGCGGTTCTTGATCCACTTCCGGATGGCCTTCTCGGCAGTCAGCTGGGCGATGTACTCCTCGTCGATCCACTCCGGCAGGTGGCAGTAGCCGGGGCCAGGTGATCCGATCCGCAGTCGCGAGTAGACGATCTCCTTGCCCGTGTCGACGCAGAGGGTGAACAGTTTCGCCCGGTAGCGGTTGTGATCGGACGGGCGGCCGACCAGCGGCTTGCCGCGCTCGGATCCACCGCGGACCGCGAACACGCGCCGATCGATCCTCGCGCGGCAGAAGCGGTAGACCTGCTCGGAGTGGTGGCCGCCGCTGTCGACGGCCACGCAGGAGATCGGGACCTTCTGGCCGCTCTCGTGCGTGAACTCCGTTCGCAGGAAGCGGTCGAGGTCCATCCAGACCTGGTCTCGCCCCGGGTCGCCGTGGAACTGGGAGAAGGCGACGAGCCAAGATTCCTCGGCCGCGCCGTATCCCTTCACCGCGCACTCGAGTCGGTCCCCTTGGACGTCGACCGCGGCCACGAGCACGCCCACGCCGCTGGGCACTTCGGCCTCGTACCGCTCCGCCCGTGTAAGAAGGCTGTCGGGGTCGACGGTCTCCCCGCGCTCTTCCCAGGTCTCGCCCAGCACGCTGTTGACCCAGTTCTTCAGCCGGAGCGGGTTCTCCTTGGACTCCAGGAATTCGGCGACGGTCGCCGACCACGGCAGCCAGCCGAGCGGCGAGTAGAGGCTGGAGAGGTGGAACCCGATCGTCTCGCCGTTGCCCTTGGCGGTGGGGCGCCACTGCCCTTGAGCGAACATCTGGGTCTTGAACCGCTCCTCGATCAGGACCCCGCAATGGACGCAGGCCAAGACCGCGGTCCTGGGATCGTCGTCGCGCCAGCGGATGTTCTCCCACCGCATCCAGTCGTAGTGGCCGCACTCGGGGCAGGGGACGAAGAACCGGCGCTGGTCCGAGGCCAGGAATTCGCGTTCGATCCGGGAGATGCCCTTGATCGTGGGCGTCGAGACCAAGAACACCTTGCGGCGCGAGTAGAGCGGCCCGGTCGTCCGCTTCTCAGCCAGCGCAATGGGGTCGCCCTGCCCATCCACGTCGCCGGGGTATTCGTCAATCTCGTCGCAGAAGAGCCAACGGATCGGCATCGACTTGACGCCCGTCGCGGAGTTCGAGCCGGTCAGGAACAAGACCCCGCCGGGGAATTCCTTGATCAGGAGGCTGTTGCCGCCGTCGCGGGCGCGCGCCTCGCGGACCAGGTCGTGAAGCACCGGCGTGGTGGCTATCATCGGGTCCAGGCGCTGCCGGCTGAACCGCCGGGCTTCGTCCACGGTCGGGCGCAGGACCAGGATCGGGCCGGGCGCGTGGTGCATCGCGAACCCGAGCCAGTTGTTGCCGGCCTCGGTGCCGCCCAGCTGGGAGCCTTTCATGAAGACGACCCGGCGCGCTGGCGACCGCGGTCCCAGGGCGTCCATGATCTCGCGCAGATACGGCGTCGTGTCGGTGTGCCAGTGCACCGCCGCATGGCCCGAGCGGTTGCCAAGCACGCGATGCTCGTCGGCCCATTCGCTGACCGTCAGTCGCGGTTCCGGCCGCCAGCCCGCCCGGTAGGCGGTCTCGTAGACGTCACGGCCGTTCGGCATCCGCGATCTCCTGGCAGATCCGCTCGATCTCTTCCTCGAGGATGCGCTGGACCTCGGCGGGCTCCTGAATGGCAGCCAGCACACTGGCCAGGCGCTCGGGCAAGGCGATCAGTTGGTCGCGCGCCTTGCGGGCCATGTTGAACGCGCCCAGGCGCACCTCGTCGGCACGCACGAGGGTGCCGCGCTTGCGGTCCAGTTCGAGCTTCGCCAGCTGCGCCTGGTACAGTTCGCGTGCGGCGCGGGCCTTGGCGTAGCCGGTGGCCGTGGATGGTCCGCCGATGATCTCGTCAGCCGCGCCCAGTTCCATGGGTTCGGACGGCTCGCCCGGTGTTTTGGTCTGCTTCGGGTTGCCGGTGATGCGATTGCGCGGCTTGCTCTGGTCGGTGTTCTCCTGCCACTGCTGGTCCGCAGACGCGGGGCTGATCTTGCCGTCCACGGTCGAGATCCGCCCTGACTTCACGGCACGCTGAACGGCGACGTGGGTCACGCCGCGCCGCCGAGCGTACTCGCGCTGGGAGATCAGCTCCTTCTTCGCTTGCCTGGCCACCGCCTACTCATCCCGGGCAGCCCCGCGGTCAGCGGCGACCGCGTCGAACGTGCGTCCGTCCCCGTCGAGCGTGGCCTTCTGTCCGGTGGCTTCCTGCCAGCGCATCACGATCACGTCGGTATAGGCGGGATCGAGTTCCATGAGGAAGGCGTGCCGGCCCATCTGCTCGGCGCCCATCAGGGTGGACCCGCTGCCGCCGAACAGGTCGAGCACGTTCTCGCCGGTCTTCGATGAGTACTGAATCGCGCGGACGGCCAGCTCGACCGGCTTCTCGGTCAGGTGGACCATACTCTGCGGGTTGACCTTCTTGACCGCCCAGACGTCCACGGCGTTGGTCGGCCCGTAGAACTTGTGCCCGGCGCCTTCGCGCCAGCCGTAGAACGCCCATTCGTGGTTGCCCATGAAGTCTTTGCGGGTGAGCACGGGGTGCTCTTTCACCCAGATGACCGCCTGGCTGAAGTACAGGCCGCAGGCTTTCAGAACCGGGGGGTAGTTGGCGCAGTTGGCGTAGCCGCCCCAGATGTAGAACGAGTGCCCGGGCTGCAGCACGCGGGCGATGTTCCCGAACCAGGCCAGGAGCATCTCGTCGAAGGCCTCGTCAGAGACGAAGTCATTGGCCAGGGGGCGATCCTTGGGGCGCATCTTCCCCGTGGCCTTCGACTTGGACTTGTGCCGCGCGAGGTCGAACCCTTGGTGGTGCATGCCGTGAGCGTCGGAGGCCTCGATCGCGCTCTTGGCAGCCGGGAAGCTCGACAACCCAGCAGCGATGGCGTTGTTGGACCGCGGCTCGACCTTCACGTTGTAGGGCGGGTCGGTGTTCACCAGGTGGATCACGGCACCGCCAAGCAGCCGATCGAGAGATGCGGGGTCCGAGCTGTCGCCGCACAGGAGGCGGTGGTTGCCCAGGACCCACAAGTCGCCTTGCTGGCTCACGGGATCATCGGGAGGTTCCGGGGCAGGAACTTCCTCGGCGGACTCGTCATCGAGGAGATCGTGCAGCTCGTCCAGGTCGAACCCGGTCAGTTCGAGGTTGAAGTCGAGACCCTCCAGTGCCCTCAACTCATCGGCCAGCAGGTCATCGTCCCAGCCGGCGTCCAGGGCCAGGCGGTTGTCGGCGATGACGTAGGCCCGCTTCTGGGCCTCGGTCAGGTGGGTGAGCTCGATCACCGGGACCGTGGTCATGCCCAACTCGCGGGCAGCCAGCAGCCGCCCATGGCCGGCGATGATACCGGCTTCGCCGTCGACCAGGATCGGGTTCGTCCAGCCGAACTCGAGCAGGCTGGCGGCGATCTTGGTGATCTGCTCCGGGCTGTGGGTCCGCGGGTTCCGCTCGTAGGGGCGGAGCCGGTCGATGTTCCAGTGTTCCAGTTTTCCGGGCAGACGGACAGGGGAGTCCGGACCCGTGAAATCGCCCGTGGCGGCCGTTTCGGGCACGTCCGCGGCTGTCGTGGACGGTTCGGAACTGGAACGTTTGGTGTCGGTGGTAACTTGTTTCATGACTCTCCCACGCTATGAGGGCCGAGGTCGCCGGCACCCGCTCTGGATGCCTGCGGAAGTACCTATGGCACAACCAGTTATGGAAATGGCGTCCTGCCGGTGTAGCAGAAGGCACGCGTCTCTCGGGTTCACAGGCCCTTTCCCCTCGCCCTCGCGATCGCACTCAGCACTTCCTTCTCCATCTCCTCGCGGAACCAGCGGTCGGCTTCCTTTTTGGCCGTCTCGACGAACCGCAGCCGCGGCGCGAGCTTCTTGCCGCGCGTGAAGGCGTAGACAAGCCGCGTGGTCTTGGGGCCAGTGCGCTGGAAGACCCCGACCTCGGGCACGAGGTAGGTCTTGGTGCGCGTGACGCCGGCGCGTCGGCGGCCGGCCTTGGTGCGGTCGAAGCGGAGGCGGCCGACGCGCAGCTCGGGCGTGACCTGCGCAGCGAACTGAGGACGGGCGGGTCCGCCGACCAGGGGCTCAGCGACGCGCCGGGCGTTCGGTGTGAACGGCTTGCGTTCGGCGCCACGCTCGAAGGCGGAGAGCAGGAGGCGGGGTTTCTGTCCAACCCCGATCTCGGCGTATGCACGGCCTTGCTGCACATTGGCGAATGGCTTGATGACCGCGGCCTGGCGGCTGATGAACTCCTTCTTGCGGACGGTGAACTCTTCCTCGACGCGCCGTCGCTCGACGGCCTGGATCCGCTTGGCCGTGTTGTTGATGGCGCCGACGACGGCGTAGGCCAGGCGACGCTGTCCGTTCTGCAGGCGCAGGACCAGAGAGGCGGAGTCGATCTGGACGTCGATCCTCATTGCGGGCCTCCGGCGCTACCGGTCTGCCTCATCTGCCGGCCGTGCTGGTAGATGGCCTCGAGGGTCAGGCGCCCCTGGGACATCTCGACGAGGGCCATGGCGCGTACCGGTTGGGGGGCGTGGCCCTGGAGCCACTCGTAGACGGTCTGGTTCGTGATTCTCAGGGCGGGGTCGTGGGAAAGGCCGGCGACAATGCGAGGCACGCCGAAATCGGCCACCCAGCGGCCGAACTCGGTCTGCCAGCGGTTGGGATCGCGTTTGAACCTGCCGAGTTCAAGCGCCTCGTTGCGGAACATTGTCACCCCCGGAGCGATACGTGGGCTCCGCTCCGAGCACAGAGCGTCTTTCTCTTGGTTATCTACCCCGTGGGTGGTTGATGTGTCGTCTGGAAATGAGAATTTTGACCGCACGGGGGCAAGGTGGTACGATCGTGTCGTTCTGAACCGCGTGGGGTTGGAGTTCCTTGCCAAGATCCCTGAGCTGGGCACAGCGGCGTGTTTGTCCTCGCTGGCTGCCTGATTCGAGTCAGCCAAGCATATAGTCCTCGGGCGGTCGGCGAAGAAACGATCGGAACAACTCGGAGTGAGGTAGCCTGCATGCCGTCTCGATATCCCGCATTCCGTGAAGGCAGAGTTGTCGGTGATAGGACGTCCGGCTTCCCGATGTTTTTTCGCAAGAAAAGGCAACGAATCATCACTTCTGACCCGTTTGCGCTCATGGAACATCTCGTAACGTCGGAGCTATCGAGCGCCCAGAGGTCTGAGGCGTTGGCATATGTCGAGCAGGCTTCGGACTTCTATGATGCGGCATCCGCTCCCCGGTTAGGATCTAAACCGTTGCTTTACTACTATTCCTTTTTGAACCTGGAAAAAGTGCTCCTGCTTCTCCGCGGTGTAGAAATTCCCACTGCGGCCAGGCATGGGATATCTGACCCTCGCGCGAACATCCGTGAGCGCTTCCGCCTCGAAGGGCAGAACATCCTGATCCAGAATCGAGCACACGACCATTCACAGCTGTTCCCGGAGTTTCTAATCGAACTGGGCGGCACAATCTCCAGTGATCGCACTATCACCTTCCTGAATGTGGTTGCACAAATACCTTCCGTGCATCGCACTTATTCCCAAGTGGCCTCGGCGAAGAGCCAGTTCATTCCTGTCAATCGCGTCGAACTCGTATGCAGAGACTCCTACGCATGGGCGCGAATAGTACTCACACCACAAAGCGACAAAGAGCGTGAAGCAATTAGGGGTTGGCAAGGAATGCCTTGCAGTGCTCCGGTTAGTCGCGTGGCATCTCCGAACATAGGAGAAATTTGGTTCGAGACAGACCAGAGGCGCGCTCGCGGTCAAGGTGTCACTCCGGCTTTTGCGCAACTAGCTGCGGCATTGCGCGGCATGCAGCTCAGTACCATTCTCACAGGTGGAGGCTATCGGCACTACATCAGCCTTGCAGACCAGGCGTCGTTCTTGCCTCCACTGGCCGCGGCAACGGCTGCAGTATTCTATTTGGGCTCGATTACGAGGTACAAACCCGCCGACTTCGACAAGATCAGGGCCGGCAAGTACGGATGGCTTTGCGAGGAATTACTCGCTACGCTTCCATTGCAGATTCTGTACGTCTTCGCAAGCGAGATGGCGGGGGTAGACGTCGTTAAGCCTCTGGCTGTTGTTCGTGGGCAGGCAGGTAGCTGACTCTCAGCTTCGTTGGTTGCGCGTGTTCTCATGTCATAAGCCTTGGGGCCGCTGCCGATCAAGGAAGGAACAGAGCAAAGCGGAAGTGAGGATTGCAAGAATCCCATGTATCAAATCGACTATGAGACGGCGTGGAAGCACATCAAGTTCATTGCTGATGAAGCGATTCGCTTCGCCAAGATGCCTGCGGCAGAACTTCTCAATTACGAGCCGAAGAATGATCTCATGCATATGTTGCCAGCGGCAGCAAGCAAGGCGTCTCCCACAATCATCGGGGCTGATGCGTATACCAGAGTACTCGATCTCTGCGACATGTATCTCGAGCACAACGAGAATCGCGACCGCTATGACCGTGACGTGGTCGTCAGAGAAGTTAAGAAGATGCTCATCGAGGATATCTTGCTGGCTGATAGGGATATTGAGGACGATGATCTGTCAGCAATACTGGTGAAACTGACCGCGACCCTCGATCGCAAGAGACTCGGACTGACGCACCATATCCCGTGTGTAACGGTTCATGAAACGAATCCGCACTGGTTTGCGATTGGGCCGGTGCGCTTCACCGAGACTGCCCAGTTCCTGGCGGACAAGCAGGAAGCGATTCTAGCGTGGGAAAGGGATCATTTTGAGAGGACCAACGCAGTCCGGTCACAGCGCGGGATGGATCTTCTCCAAGCCGAAACCGACGGTGGGGAGATGTCTCCGTACTTGCGCGCGAACAGTGAGTTTTTCTCGTCGTTTCCGTGGATAGCGTCCGTTTGGATTGAACCGAGTCATCCTGATGTCTCAAGAGAACGTGCTATCAGCACCGTTCAGTCCGCGATCGATCTTCTCTGTGTCGCGACGCGCGGAGAACGAGGGCGACGAATGCGCATCGGGTACGGAGCTATGGAGCCGGCTCAGAAAGCCTGGTTGAGCGAGACCCATGAAGGGACGCTACTATTCTCACACAGTAGCAGTATGCAGGGCGTTGCGATGGGTGAAGGTTGGACTGAGGCCATCGACCGCAACTGGAAGTGGTTCTTCACACTTGGCGGTCATCTCCTCCATTCACTAACCACGGCCGCGGCCCCTGATTCAATCTGGATACGCTATCTGGATGCTTTGCGCTGGTATGGCGAAGCCATCCGGGACGATCACCTTCCGAGCCAGATTGCAAAGTACTCAGCGTGCATGGAAAGACTGGTAATCACTGGGAATGGGAAAAATGTCTCGAGCAAACTCGTATTTCGGATGGCATTGCTGTTGAAGGGATCTAACCTCAAGTATCCACAGGAAGAGCTGACATCCGATCTAGCGAAGTTCTACGAATTGCGCTGCGAGATCATGCATGGCGACGATCTGCCGGATGCAAAGCGACTTGAGTGGGGCGGGATGTACGGAGACTACTTCTGCGCTAACGGCCTCATTCGAGCCATGGACCTATTTCACTGCCTAACGACTAAGAATCAGACAACTGATGTTAGCCTGGGTGTCGCCTTTGACAAGTTGGGCAAGAGTAAAATGCCGTAAGACCATGCCGCGGTAGACCGTCTTCTCGGGGATCGCCCCAGCGTCTTAGTAGCCCCGCACAATCGTCAGATTCTGTCGAGCACGCATTCGATTTCCCGAATCGCCACGTGAGCCCGCAGCGCCCCGTACGTCCGCATGACCACTCGCAAGTGGTTGTTGAACCGCCCCAGCCCAGACTCGGCGATCTCGGTCGCCTCAATGTACGTCCAGGACGTATCGGTCAATCCGGTCTCGATGTGCACAAGCGTGTCGAGTTCTCCATAAACGAGGATGTCGTACTCGGTGCCCGGTTCGGAGGTCGCGGTCTTGCCCGAGTTCGTGTAGCTCCAGGTCCCGATCCGGTTCCGGTGCGACCATGAAACGGACAGTTCGCCAGTGATCGATGGCGGATAGCTCTCCCCGTTGAAGCGCAAATCGTTCGGGCAGTAGACCTTCTCGGCCCGCGCCGGCGTAGTCGCCACGACCTGCGTCGTCGGGCACGACGCGAAGTTGTACTCGCTCTGGTTGTTGTACGGCTGAAGGCGGATGTCATTGAAGACGTTGACGGTCGGAGGCACCGGCCCGCGGATGTTCACGACCTGGCTGCCGTAAGAGATAAACCACACGCGCGTGCCGGCAGGGAACGCGGTAGGCGCGGTGTCCAGGCAGCCGCGAGCTACGGTCTGCAGCGCGATGCCGCCCTCGACCTGTGCGACGGTCTTAAACGCGATGAACTCCTCCAGCCCATCATGGGACAGCCAGGCGACGTTGACGCCGAGCGCGAAATCGGGTCCGCTGACCGACGCGACCCGATCGGTGTCCAAGCCGGAAGTGACTCCGATTTCGCTCGTGAGCTCGTCGATCGCCGTGCTAAGAACCCCTGAAGGCGTGAAGAATGGGACATCGATCGGCGGCGCCCATCCGCCAGCGCCGTCGGCGACGTGGGCGCGGTAGCCGAGGGAGATCCCGGTCGCCCCTCGAGCAGCGAGCGTGATGGCCAACTGCACACCGGGCGCCAGATTGCCGTAGCCCTTCGCCGCTTCGTAGGGCGCAGCCAGTACGGCCTGATCGGTCAAAGCGGGGACGTCACCGGATGGGTCTTCCCAGCCCGATGCGGGCGGCGTAGAGTAGCCCGTCCAGTCTACGGCGAAGATGTCCTCCATGGCCTCGATCTCGATCCTGCCCGAATCCAGCCGGCCAGTGCCGACGCGGACCGCTCGGCACACCATGCCGTCGATGCCGAGGGGGGCCCAGACGAGCTTGAACACCGCTCCGGGCCGCAGCGCCCAGGCCGAGCGGTCGGCCTCGATCGTGATCGTGGCCAGCGGATAGGCTAGGGCGGCTAGCGCTCGCGCGGCGGCCTGTTGGGCGTTTGTCGCATTGGACAGCCCACGCAAGGTGAGTTCTTGGAGCGAAACCTCGCCGCCTTGGACCTCGATCCCGGCGAGGTCTTGGGCCTGGGCAGTGCTCTCGATGAACCCGGCGTCGCGGCTGACGTACCCGACCCGCACGGTGTTCTTGAGGTCGCCCCACGACGGGCGGGCGAACGACTTCACCGTGCAGGAATCTGCATCGAGCACTGGGATCGCCTCGGGGTCGTAGTCGTAGCGGACCAGGCGGATCGTCAGGAGACCGCTCGTGGGCTCGACGTACATGACTCCGTCGATGTGGCGTAGGATCTCGAGCACCAGGTCCTTCGCGGTGGTCCCGCGGTCCTGGAGCATGGAGAGCCCGAGACCTTCGTCGGCCAGCGTCTGTCCCACGGAGCGAAACGCAGCCACGTCCAGGAACCCTACCGGCAGTCCAAGACCGTTGCCTGAAGCCGGCGAGATCAGGATGTCGTAGATCATCGCGGCCGGATTAGCGTCGCCGTCGATGTTCTCGTCGCCGCCGGTCAGCCCCAAGCTATTGGGGCAGCGGCGCACCACGAAGGAGATGGCCTTGATGTACGGGCTGGTCCCAAGATAGACATGCCGCATCACGGCGTAGCAGACGTGACGCCAGGCGGGCAGGTTGTCGCCCAGGCGATCCTGCAGATAGGTGTCGACCGGCTGGGTAGCCGACCCGTGATAGACGTAGATGCTGCCGGCGACACCGCCTTCGGATTCCTCGCCGCCGAAGAAGTTGGGCGCGTTGATGTGGATCTGTGTCACGTCGCCGACATGGGGATAGCCCGCGGGGGGCGCGCGGTCGTCGAAGCGGATCTGCAGGACGTCGTCAACCTCGCCGCTGCACAGCACCAACTGGGCGCCGAGGAAGTAGCGGTAGCCCACGGTGACGTCGTCCGAAGAGAACAGCCCGGTCTTGACCTCCTTGGTGATGGCCTGCACCTGAAGGTCGCCGTACCAGGTAACCATGGGGCCCGAGAGCTTGCAGGTGCCCCAGACGACCGGGATCGCGCGGCCTTCGCCGATCGTGGGGAACTGGAAGTCGCCGAGAGACGACGGTGTCGGAGCATCAAACTGCGGCTTGGGGCGCAGCACGTCGTAGAGGACCGTGCCGACGATGTAGACCAGGGCCAGGACCCAGAAGGCCATCAGTCGATCCTCCCGGTAAAGGGATTGCGGCCGGGCAGGCGGGACCAACCCAGGTGGTTCACGAGGTTGCCGAACTTGGTCCGGCAGGTGGCCTCGAGGTGGTCGCAGCCCCAGTAAGCCCTGACCTGGTCCAAGGACGTGAGGCCGGGCAGGGGGGAGATCAGGGTGACCGTATTGCCCTGGTGACTGACGATGAAGCGGGTCTCGCCGGCGGTGGTTTCGAGGCGGCCGCCGCGGAACCACTGGTCTGGGCGCAGGGCAAACCCGTTCGAGACCACCGTCGCGCCCGAGATAGACGTGACCGAGACCAGATCCCGACAGGCGGCAGGATCGGCGCCGCAGGCATTCGAGTAGAGCACGTGGTTGCATGGAGTCTGCATGGCCAGGATCGGCACCGTGCGCGCCAGCATGGCCATCAAGCTCGCCCCGGTGAGGATGGCCTCGGATTCCTCGAAGCGCGCGCGGACCACCTTGCCGCTGAAGATGGTGACGGCGAGCGATTCCTCGCCGCGGTGGGCGCGGCAGATCGTCACCCAGACGGGGGTCGATGGAAGGTCGCCGATGAACAGCGCCGGCACCGGATTGGCCCGCGGCAGCGTGAGTTCGATGGTCTCGCCGGTGTCCTCCTGGGAGAAGTCGAGTTCGCTGCGGGAGATCGCCTCCGGCGCGAACACGCCGGCGGGCAAGGTGATCGCCCTATCCGCCGAGGTGAAGAACCACAGGTTGCTGCCCTGCGCGAACCGGTAGCCTTCGACGGGCTGGCCGAGGTAGCGGCTCTTCTCTCTGGCGTCGTACGTCACAGCGGCGCCTCCAGCGGGAGCTCACGCACGCGGATCGTGGCCTCGGCCACCTGGGGACTCGGGTACGAGACCTCGATGCGGTCTTCGTCGAGGCGGCAGAGCTTCAGGAACGACAGCACGGTCTGGGTGCGCGAGTAGTCGCGCTGGGCCACCGGGTCGAGCGTGAGAGTCTCGGTCAGGTAGTTGGCCAGGTCGGTGGCGCCGGTGATCCGGCAGTAGTCCATGACGCCTTCGCCGAGCGACCAGATCGCCAGGTGGCGCCGCGCGCCGGTCGTGCCCCACATCTGTTGCTTGTACCTGACCCACCTGATCGTGGCGCCGGACTGGTTCTGGGCGATGTCCTCGGCCAGGGCGAGATCCCACTGAAAGCTGGGCAGCCAGAAAGGGACGGCGCGTCCCTTGCGGGCGTCGAGGAAGGTCCGCATGGCCGCGATCTCGTCACGGCCGATCGCCGTCCAGGTGAAAGGGCGCGTGGTGGTGGGGGCCGGCGCCTGTTCGTCGGCAATGCGTCGGCCGGTCTTCGAGCTGAGGAGCACGAACTTGCGTCGCAGGCGCTCCTCGAAGGCGCCGACGCGGTTGAAGTTGAGTTCCAGGACGTCGTATCCGAGATAGCTCATGGCCGGAACCCGTCGATGTCGAAGGTGAGCGAGGTCGAACCGATCGCGAGCGCGTCCCAGGTGAAGCCCTCGTCATCGGACAGCCGGCCAACCACGATCGGCAGGACCAGGGTCAGGCCCGCGGTCCAGGGCTGGATCAGGCCGAAGTCCAGTACTACCCGGTCGGGTAGCACGTTCTCGATGGTCTGGACCTCCCAGTGGTAGGGGTCGATCCAGAGCAGGACCATGCCGCCCGGCTCGAAGGGGATATCGGAGGTGTCGCACAGGATGTCGTGGTCGCCGGCACTGGCGCTTTGCAGTAGCCTCGTCTGGAACTGCCAGCGGCCCACGCCGAATGCGCGGGCCTGATTGCCGAACAGAATGGCGCCCGCCATCTGGGCGTCCCGCAGGTCGTCCAAGAGCGTGGCGTAGCGGATCGTGCCCACCGGCACGGCGCGCAGTTGGATGCGCTGCTCCATGCCCCGGTAGGAGACGATGATGTCGGTCATAAAGCCGAAGGTCTCGGTCACGGGCTGGGCCCAGTTCGGCGGAAACGGGAAGGGGATCAGCCGGAAGCCCAGCAGTCGTAGGTTGGTCCCGGTTGGTTCCAGCTCCGTGAATACCCACGTGACCAGGTTGTCGATCAGGGCGTCGCCGTCGCTCAGAACCTTCACGAGGTAGGTGTGCGACGCGGAGGCCGGGAAGTGAGCGGGTTGGCCGAGGTTGTCCTCGACGGCGATGCCGGCGGTACCGGCAACGGTGATCACCTCGAGGGTCTGGCCGCGCTGGATGTCGGCGTTCCAGACTTCGACCTCGGCCTCTTGTTCGGAGACCACGGCGCCCAGGTCATGCCGGCGCGGGATCACGTGCACGCGGCCGAGAACGGCCAGGCCATGGACGGGGCCGATCCCACCTACCTTCTGAAACGCGACAGGTCGCGGATCGGCCAGCGCCTGGCGAGCTCCCGCGCTCATGCCGACACGGTGCAACGGCCGCGCGCTGACGGCGTCAAGGACGGTCGCGGAAAGGTCAGTCGAGAACGACGTCCCCGCGACGAGGACCAAGGGCGCGGGGGCCTGGACCGCGGTGGCCATCAGGCGGCCTTCTTCACGGCGAAGAACGGGAACAGCATGTAGTTCTGTCCGCCCAGCTGATAGATGTCGCCCGCGCTGTAGCCGTTGCCCACAGCCTCGGTCCAGAAGACGGTTGGCGGGTAGCCGATCGGCGCCCAGCGGTTCTGTGGCTCGGCCTCCATGAAGCAGTGCAACGGCAGCAGCAACGCGCCGCCGAACGCGCTCTGCAGCGTACGGTCGCCTGGGCTGTTCACTCCGCTGTCCCACAGGTACTGGTAGTTGACATACTCGTCCTCTTCCATGCCCCCCAGCGCGTCGGGACACTTGTTCAGGGCGTCGCGCATCCGCCGGCCGGTCCAGCCGAAGCCCTCGTCCTCAGGCTTGCAGTCGCCGATCCATCGGCCAGTGAACGACGCCGCATCCACCCGGACAAACGCCGTGCAATGTGTCATCCCGGTGCTGCCGGAGATGGTCGAGTAGTCCTCGTCTGTGTGGGACATCGGCGGATAGGCGGTCAGGTCGATGCCGCGCCGGTTGCCGGAGAGCAGGTCAGCGATTTCGGCGGTGTTGAGCTTAGTGCTCGAGCTGGCGAAGAAGTACGGGTACGGCTCCGGCAGGGAAGCGCGCTCCATCGAAGGTCCCCAGCCCATGTGGCAGAAGATCCCGGGCGCCCGTTCGACCACGACCGTGATGTGGTCGTGGCCGTCGTCGAAGAAGTGGTACGCGGCCACCGATCCCTGGGGCAGGTTCATGCCGCAGCCGGACGTGTTCAGGTCGTACGGCCGCACCGGGCCGCCCGGCTGGGCGTGCCAGTAGGTTTCACCGTTCCAACCAGTGCCGAGGTACAGGCCGATCCCGTAACCGCCATTGCCGAAGTCGTGGTAGTTGCTCAGGCCCCGGCGCCAGATCCGTTCGTTCTCGGCTGCACGCAGGTTCACATGCAAGCTTCCTGCCTTGACCAGATGTGCGCGCCAGCCTGCGCCATCCTGCACGGACTGATTCACGGACCAGCCCTGGCCGGAAAGCCAGGTCACAAGAGCCTGCAGCAAGGTTGTAGGCGAGCTGCTGATTCCGGTCTGATAGGCGGCGGCCATCAGTCCAACCTCACGGCACAGAAGTCGTCGCGATCGTTGCGGAACACGTTGGGGATGACGATCCAGTCGACGGCGCCCTGGCGGATCAGGGTCTCGGCGGTGAGGCCCTGGCCGGTGACCAGGGCGATGCCCGGCAGCTGCCCCGGCGTGTTGGTGCCGCCCCCCACGTCGCCGAGCATGAGCATCACCGGCCACAGGTCGTAGGTGGCGCCGGGCCCGGGGTCCAGAAGCGACAGACCACACCGCGTCGGCCAGATGAGGTGTTGGATGGTGGTGGGCGTGGAGGTGATGGAATCGAGGTACGATCCCTCAAGCGCCTTCCAACCGCCGTCGAGATTGCGAACGCGCAGCTGGGTGTCCCACGGGTCGCGCTCGCCGGAGCCGACCGGTGCATTGCCCGTGTCGGCGTGCGTCGGGATGCGGTGGCGATTGTCCGCCAGGG